TTATTCCGTGGTCACTAACACAGTATCCGGATAGTCACTATGATCGTCGCTGTCCTCGTTAATAGCGACGTAGAATCTCGTCGCGGATACCGGAAGTTCGAACGTAATCTGTGATTTGCCAGTTGCGTTCGGATTAAGCGTTCCTATCGAATTTCCACCGTTGGTCGGATCGTATAGATTCCCGTCTAAATCGCGCAATTTAATTCTGTGAGACATTACCGTTTTAGACGACTTGGTACGGTTAGTTGCGGATGCCTCCAAGGTAACAATGCTTCCGTCACGATTTACGCTATGAATGATAAAGTCGAAATCCTCTACGCGAACTACCTCACCTATACTAAACTTATGTATTTTTGCTTCTCTTTCCTCTTTACTGTCCTTACTAACTAGGGCTATAAGAAGTGCAGACATAACTAAGATCAAGGCGCCAAACAATATAAACAGCTTCTTCTTATCGGACATATATCAGCCTCTCCTCCAAATTACTTAAATAATACCACTATGTAAACGAAAAAAGAACCCCTCAGCGTAGTCTCTACGTTTGATTACGCAAAGACCCGCCAAGGGGTTCCGTTATCTTCTATTCCGTTTTAAACGTACTATATACGCCAGTTCCGATCAACGCGTACGTAACAACGTCAACGCCGATTTGCCACATGCCGAAGTCCGGCGCAACTCCGTATTTTTCGAGAATTTGATACGCAAGCCCGACAACCGCCGCAATAAACAACGGATTCATTAAACGTTTCTTCATCGATTTATTTCGCCCCTTTCGTAGTCACAACCGCAACCTTCGTTTTGTTGTCCCACGCAACAACCGCGCCCAATCTTTCGCCTACATCCCGCAGCGGCACGTACACCGATCCGTCGATAATGACGCCGTCCTTCGCCGGCTTTCCGTCAACTGTTACGCTCGCCTTCGTTACAATCACGTCGTTGTCCCCTTCCGTTTCTTTAATCCGCTTATATGCTGCATCAATCTGCGTCGTTGTTGGACGCCTGCCCGCGCGAAGTTGAGCCGTTGATAGTCCGAATGTCATCTCTAAATGCGGCATGTCCTTAAACGAGCGCCAATCGCCGCCCCACGCAAATCCGAGCTTCTTCGCTTCCTCGACGACTTCGGACCAATCCGGCAACGAGTCTTTATCCGCGTCCCTCAACGTATCCCACGAAACAGAGCGCCCGTCCGCAAGCAGTAGCGCAAAGTCTATCGCAACGCCGAAATTATGATTCGATTCGCCACCGCGTGCCTTCGTAACGATCTTCCCCGGCTTCGTCCGGCCCTGTGCGAAGAGTGCGTCTTGCTCGGCGTATGTCCGAAGTCCTTGCGTAATAATCACGTATACCTCGCGCGCATAACATCGGTCGATCAACGCCGAGGCCGCCGCAGCCACAACGGGATTAAGTCCGCTCAATCTTGCCGCTGACTTAGATCGTACATATTCGAGTGTGAGAGCCATTAAGCCGCTTCCTTTCCGTTGATTGCCGATTTGATTTCGTGTACGTCCTCCGCAAGACCGTCGTAACGATCCGCCAACTGTTCGAAGCGCTCCGTCAAATTTTCGGATAGTTTCATTAGGCGGTCCTCACGCGTGCGAGAATCGCGGAGTTGGTGGACAAATAGCGCGACAAAAAGGACCGCGAACGGTCCCTGTGTAATGAAATATTTTAAGATTTCCGATTCCATGCGTTCACCTCTTTCGGGATTATGCCGCGCTATCCTCCGTGATTTCTTTGTAATTTTCGGTGAGATATTCGTAGTCACATGCGCCGATGTTTCCGTTACCATCACGATATACAAACTGTCCGAGATTTACAACGAAGAGATTCGTTACGTCTTTGATAACGCCCGTTCTGACGCTCCCATCTGCTAAATAATCTACGGTGATAGGCCGGCCGGTGAGTGCGATAATTGCGCGTATCGTAGTCTGCTCTGCATCCGAAAATTCAATTGCCTCAACGCGATCTGTCGATTGAAATATTCTAATCATCGTCAACACCCTTCTTATTTTATTTCAAAAGCAACAACCTATTCGAAGGCATACCAATCTACCGTTTGAAAAGAGCCCGAAGAGGTCGGGCCGTGTATGTTGAATCCATCAGAGAGTAAGAATTGTTTGCTTGCGCTACCCTCTTCATACGCCGCGCCGGAAAGCCCGAATTGTGAGTATCCTAGCCAAAAGCCGTAATTTAATTCTCTGCCCATCACAGGCAGTCGAGATATAAAGAAACAATATGCATGATCCGGTGCAGTGTAAAAAACAACTCTCGGCCAAAAGCCTATACCACTCACTGTTGTTGGTGATGTTGCTGCAATAGCAACTGTTCCGGAAGCATATCTTTTACCCGTCACAATCTGCCCGATCTTAGCCGCCATTTGTGGAAACGTATCGCTGCCTGATGCCGGAACTCCTTTGCCAGTAATCGCGGCAGCGACTTGGGTTTTACCGTTACTGGCAAATGTAAAAAGTTCGTTTATGGCGGCGACCGTGTTAGTTTTTGTCCCGGTGAGCAAGGATGCCAATGGACCGACAGCGTTGTTAACTTTAGTCTGTGCGCCTGTGGGTGTTTCTGCCGCTGTGGCTGCCATATTCGCAGCATTTGCCGTAGCCTGTGCCACAGTGGCTGCTTCGTAAGCCTTTTTTACTGCGTTTGCCGTCGGGGCCTGTGTTGTCGATGTGCTGTTCGTCGTGTCGTTAAGCTGCACAATCCCCTTCGTTGTTGTCGTCGCGTCTGGAACCGTAATGTTCGCAAGCGCCTCCGTCACACTTGTATCTACGGATTGTGCAAGAGCATTCAGATCACGCGGCACATCTGCAGTCATGCTTCCGTCAATCAACGGTAATTTTAGATTCGCTGTTTCCGCCATCTATTACGTCAACCCCCCCGATTATAAATTTCGTCATACGGTTTTCCCGTCGCAGTAACCGCGTCATAAGTCCGTCCGCCTACCGCCAACTCCGCGTAAGTATAAAAACGGAACACGTACTCAATCGCCATATGTGCCGGAGTGATGTCGCGCACGGCCGCTTTCAATTCGTCGATTTGCTCCGGCACTCCGTACTGACTCACGAATGTAATCTGAATCGTATAATCCGCAGGCCGGTTCGCAACCTCAACGTCACCGTTCGCATAAGCCGACGCAACGCTATCGATAAGTTCCGCGGTCACCGCACCGACACCGCGCAGCCGGCCGAGAAGGATTTCGCGCCGTTGGGCGTATGTCTTCGTCGGGTCCGTCGTGATACCGAAAATGCGCTCCCACCGCGTAAGACCCCACGTTGCCGTCTCGATAAAAAATTGCGCGAGAACGTCGCCAATACCGGCGTTAAGCTTCGCAATTTCTTCCGCCTCGCAATCGAGTATATTCGTCGCGACCGGCATCTCGTCGTAATAACGCGGCACATAATCGCGCATGTCCCGCTTAATTTCCGCTACTGTCCTCACGCGGCAGTCACCACCACTCCGCCAAGCACCGCAACCTCTCCGTCAGCTATTGCGGTGTTCCCGGCCGTGCCGTTTAGCGTCAGGTTTTCGTAGTCAATAACGGGCGGAATATCGAGGATCACGTTAGCAATACGCGTAATCCGTACAAGCGGATCGGCAAACGCAAGCGATCGGAGATATGCGCGGACTCCCGTCTCGATCTGCGCCCGGACTTCCGCAACGGTTGCGCCCGGGGCGAGCGTTACTTTAACCGCGATATTAACCGGAACCTCAACGGCCCCGGCAATCGTAACGGCTGCGCCAATGGGAGCAACGCCTTGCCCGGTGCCGTCCTGCGTTGGGTCAATGTACGTTTGGGCTGCGGATACGACCGAAGGGTCAGGCGCGGTCTTATCGTCATCGAGCAGTACAATTTTTACGGTGCCGGGTCCGTTCCAAACCGGATAAACGCGCGCATCACTGACGCCGGGCACTTCGAGCGCCCATTGTCGATATTGATTAGCGTTACCCGATGTTGCCGGCCGCTGGGCCCGCTCGTAATAACGCGCCAACAACGACGCATCGGATTCCGCGTCAACACCGCCCTCGAAATAGGCCGCGCTGGTAACCGTTACGATTCCGACGAGGTCGCCAAGTAGCGTAGTTATTTCGCCTGCCCCAACGTTTCCGGCCGCCCCAGCGTCCTGCGCTTCTGCCGCGACGGTAACCGAGCCGCCGGTAATCGTAGTCTCCGTCGTCGTTACGAAATAGACCGGATTGTCGCCGCCGGTTGACGAAAGTGTTCCGCGCGATATCACCGTTCCAGCCGGCCCCGAAAAGGTAAGCGAACCGGCCGCTTTGACCGCAGGCTTCCGGGTCAATCCGTATTCCTTGGCGCGCATGTCGAGGTAGTTTCCGTACGTCGTATCCGCGAACCCGAACGCCAGGACGTTGTCGAGTTCGGAGTATGCTAACGTCAATTCAATCGCAGCCGGAGAGAGTAAATCGAACGTAACGGAGCCTTGCCGCTTATCGATATCGGCAGGAGACGCGCCAAGCATCCGTTCAAGTATCTCGGCTTTCGTTTGATCTTCGTACACTTACATTGCCACCTCCATTTGCAACGTGTCATCCGCCGTATCCACGTAAAAAGAGACGGACAACACGTCCGCCTCCTTCGTTATTCCAAAACCATATACGCGCTCAATCCGATCGTCGTAAATGAGCGCCTCCTCAATTACGCGCGGAATCTCCGACTCCATTAGCGCTTGTGTCGCGTTTTGGCCGATCAAATCGTCGAGTTCACAACCGTAATCATCGTCATAGGCCGCGAACCGGAATCGCGCCGTCTTTATCGCCTTGATAACGAATTGTTTGAGCGCGGCCTTTCCGTCAACAACGCCGCCCATCGCGCCTGTTTCGAAGTCGAGCGCATACGTCCGGAGCGGTTCCGGCTCACTTGCCGCGTTTAATTCCTCCGTTATATCAGCAGGTTCAAGCGGACTTAACGCCATACTTACGCACCTCCGATCCGGTCAAGTATTACGTAATTCTGGCCGGCTCCGTACGATAAGATAATAACGCGGTCGCCGGCTTTAAGCGCGTCCTCAAACTCGATTTCAACCGGCGCGGCGCCGTTTATCGCAGCCTTACGTTTGTGCATCGTTAGGTGTTCGCAGACTATTACGTCGTCCGCGTCGAGATCAAACGGTTGGCCGTCGACTTTAACGCGAATATCTGGAAGCGGCGAAAGGACCGTCGCGAACTCAACATCAACATCCTTGTTGTGGCCGAGTTCCCGAATGACATGGCGCAATTTGCTGCGGCCGGCTCCTTCGATCATTTCAACGGGCATTTACGCCGCCTCCTCGTAATTAATTTCCGGCAAATCGTCTGTTTTCGAAAGCGTAACATCCATCCGGTATGCGCTTTCTTCAAATACATGCTTATCCGCAGTTACGTAAAATCCGCCGGCCAACTTCGTCATTGACTCAAACGCGTACACCGCTGTTCCAGCGATGACCTCAACGTTTCCGAGCGCCTCAACCGAGATTTCTTCGCCCACTTTCGCCAGGTCCTTGAGACGTTGCTTCGCGAGTTGATCTAATTGCGATTTATTCGCGTCTGTACTCGCCGTTTCGTAGTGCTGCATCAGCCCATACTTAGCGATCATTGACGCATCCTTCGCCGCTGCGGTACTCCGCTTCTTTTCCTCGCCGGCTTCCACCTTTACGGCCGTACGCGTATCTTCGATCGACAGCGACCGGCTGGCCCCGGTTATGTTTACGCCTCGTTCCAAGTGCCAGCGAACGACTTCCTCTTTTCGTTCGCGAAGGTACAAGAGACCGCCCTTTGAAAATACGGAGAACTTGCGGCCGTTCTGTTTGCGCGTCTCTGTTAGTGCGGTCACGATCATATCCCACAGCGTTGTACCATGTAGATTCATTTTCGGGATTACATACCCCGTGTTCGCGACCGAACCGACGGGCACCTCGAACGCTTTACAAATTTCCTTTAAAATCGCGCCGGCCGTCATTTTCGTAAACTTGCGCGTATCAACGTTTTTGGTGAGATATACGTTTTCGTCATGCGCCGTGATAACCGCCTCGCCACGATCTGAAATGTAATATTCGAAAATGATTCCGCGAAACAGACCGGTATTGTTCGCGTAAAATCGGATCTCTTTTCCGACTTCAAACGGCACGGCCTGTTCCTTTCCGTTCAGCGTATTGGATATAGTCAACGTTAAAGTCCGATGTGGCTGCGCGACATCACCGGACCATTCAGCGGATTTTATGAGAGGCTCAATCCAATGCTTACCGTCATATAAAACGGTTATTCTCGTCATGACGGAATCACCAGCTTTTGTCCCGGTTTGATTAGATTCGGATTCGCACCGATGACTTTCTTATTCTTATCGTAAATCTTGCGCCAATCATCGCCATTACCGTAAACCCTAGCAGCGATTTTCCACAACGAGTCGCCGGCCTTAACTGTATAGGATTTCGGAGTTTCGCGCGTTGATGGACGAGCAGCGGCGTTAAGTTTCGGCATGCTTACACTAACTGAGCCGCCCGCCGCGCTGTTATCATCCTTTTTATTGACCGTCAGGAATACGTATTCCTTTAAACCGAGCGTATAATAAACGTCGCCAGGTTCCCCACCTCGCTCCGAGTACTCAAAACTCCGGATCGTTACCGCGACATTAATCGGCGTTCCTGTAACGATAAAGCGTGTAGGCTTTCCGGACCGTTGCCACCGCTCTATTATCGCGACACACTCGTACGGATCAACTACCGAAGGAACCGCGCAAAAAGAGGTGTTGTGATCACGTGGAAAAAATGAGGAAAGCGAATACTCGCGCAACTGGCCGCCACCAATTACCGTATATTCGCCGAGATTTGTTACGTCAATATCTTTAAATCCGTGCGTAGATGTTACTGAGATCGCGTCCGGATTAACCGGAAGCTGTAATGTCTCCGCGCCGTTATTAAACTTGAGCCAAAATTCCGCGATAAACACCTCCTTATTGCGCCAATACGTGGGCGAGCTTCGCAGCTAAACGGTCTATATCCGCATCTTCGCGAATGGTCACGCCGTTCAAGTTGATTACGATAGGCCGGGCGCTTCCTCCGCCATTACCGCCAGATTCCCGGTAAGACTGCGCTTCTGTACGCGTGAGGACCATTTCGTCGCGATGCAAGCGCGCCGGGTATCCGTTATAAGGGACGCGATTGAGTCCAGCGGCATGTCCAGGAAACTGCGGGAAAGGATTATCCTTCGCGATATTTCCGCCAGAATAAGACTTAGAACTTAAAGGGTTTAGAACCCAATCCAGGGTCTCCGGCTTCACCTGGTATGGTTGCGATTCCTTCAATGTGCCGCCTTCGCTGACTATCCCTTTGTAAAAATCAGCGCCTTTACCGCCCATCAATGTTTTTAACGTATCAACCGAGAGAATCCCTTTTAAAATCCCCTCACCAACCGAAACACCGATCTTTATGGCTGCTTGCATCAGAGGATCGGACGCTTTGAGTGCCCCCGCAAGGAATTTGATAACAGATGCTGCAATTTTCTCGATTTTTTCCCGACCGCCGCCGCCTAACCAGGCGTTGAAGGTTGTCATAATATCCTCAAATACAAACTTAATCTTGCTCTCAAGTGTGGTTAGTTTTTGGAACTCAGGGTTATTTGTGTAGTGACTAGCGATGTATTTCTTGATTTTTGCACTCATCCGCTCAAACGCAGCAGTGATTTGCGGAGTATACTGTATCACCATTTCGGCCGCGGCATTCGCGAAGTCGCTAATCAGAGGCATCGTCGGAAGTAACGCGGAAATCTGCAGCGTCTCGATTGCGCCCTGGAATTGCTCAACCGCACCGGCCGCATTGTCCATTTTTTTCCGAGCGACTTCGAGCGCTGTTGTCGTACTCATGTTTCTATAAAATTCTTTAACGCCCTTCGAACCAGCCTTATAAAGTGTGGTTGCCGCCTTTACCCCGTCGGTTCCGAACAAGTCCAGAAAGGTTGCAACGCGCTCCTGATCGGACATGTTCTTCGTTATCTTCTGGAGTATTTCCGCAACTTGATCGAGGCTCTTCAATTTACCGTTTTCGAAGAACTTGTTCGCCTTGCCTACGCCGATGCCGAGTCTTTCGAAGAGTTCCGCAGCTTTCTCCGTCTGTGGCTGCAGGTACATTAACATTGATTTAAAGCTTGTACCCGCATCTGACCCGTTCTTGAGTCCGTCATTCGACATCAGACCGATCGCCGCATTAAGATCCCGGAACGACACGCCGGCCATATCCGCAACGCCACCGGCCGACGCTATCCCGTAACCAATCCCGCGAATGTCTGTAGCTGCGGCGTTCGCCGTACCCGCAAGTATATCCGCGGTTTGCGCAGCCGTGAGCCCGTCCTTTTTGAACGCGTTGAGAGATGTCGCCATTGTCTCGGCAGCTTCCGTAAGCTCCAATCCGCCAGCCGTTGCGAGGTTTAGTGCTGCGTTTAGACCATCCGCTTGAACTTGGGCGGTCGTCATACCGGCCTTTAACAGTTCTTCTATAGCCTTTGCGGATTCCAACGCCGAGTATTTCGTGAGCGCGCCTTGTTGGAGGGCAAGCAACTGCATTTGCTGCATCTGCTCTTTCGTTGCGCCGGTCAACGCCTGGATCGAAGACATTTGCGCCTCGAAACTCATCGCCTTTTTAACGCTGGAATAACCGGCATATGCAGCGAATCCGACCCCAGCCAGCGCTCCGAACTTCGCCGCACTTTTCGCCAGGCTACCGAATGCAGATGCGCCAGTTTTAGCCAAACCGCCGAGTGACTTGCCGGCTTTTTGTGCGGCCTTATCGATATCAAGTAGCTTTCCGCGCGTTCTATCGCCGGATGACACGAATTTCCCATTTGCGTCACGGAGGCGTCCGGTCGCGTCCCGGTATGTATCCGTCGCCTTTTTGACGCGCTCCATTTGCTTTTCGACTTTTTTTAGTGGGGCAGAAATGTTATCTACGAGCTTTAATTTTGCTACGAGATCGAAAGCGATATAAACTACCTCCCTCCCGCGTTAATCCGACGTATTCGATCTTCACGTTCGGCCGTCTTCCGCTCTTTCTCTTCCTCTTCAAAAACGAGCATCATCGACGCGTACATAAACATTTGGTGACGCCGGTCTTTCGCGTAAACTTCGTCGGGCGGAATATGGTGCCGCTGAAAAATCGCATGCAAAAGAAACGGGACACCGCCCGCCCTGATTAGTTTTTTGCGTCTTCGATCAACTCTTCCTCATCGTCGAATCCCGAAATCTTCATAATCGCCGTCAACACTTTCGCAATCTCACCGGGCAGTAGCGCCTTTGTCACGCAGTCCGCCGCGTCCGTAGCACCATAATGCGCAATTAGTGCCTTGTCCGAAAAGTCCGGATCGACGCAACCCTTTGCGATAAGCACCGCGTTAAACAATTGACCGTCGAGTTCCTTCTCGCCCTTTCGCGTCGGGATTGTCGCCTGGTCACGCGCCCGGGTCATTTCCGCCTGATCCAGCGCCTTCACCGTAAAGTGCGTCTTAAGCCGCGAAATATAGACTACGTCCTGTACGTCAAGTGTTGCGCCGAGGAGCGCCTCAAGTCCGTTTTTAACCACTGTTTTCGCCATTATTTATATCATCCTCCGTTAATTTCGAATTAAAAAGCGGAGTCCGAAGACCCCGCAATAGTGCGCTCTTTTACACTGTCGGCCGGAGTTTATCCATGACCTCCGCGCCAGAAAAAACGAACGTTAGCTCATGTTCAACGATTGCGCCGACTTCGTAATTAATCAGCGGAATCTTATCAAACGTGACGTTTTTCAGGCGGACCCGATACGCGCCGAACGATTCCGGATCATCGAGTTTAACGACAAGCTCCGTTACAAACGGCGAGCTTACGTCGTCCATAACCTGCATCGCTTTTTCGATAAACTCGGACGTTACGAGATAGCCGCTTAGCGAGCCGGCTCCTTTCAGCGTCGTGACTTTGTTGCCGAGCCACCGCGTCCCGGCGAGCTTGATTTCTTCGAGTCCGATTTCAATCGTCGCCTCACAACCGGTGATATTCGTAAGCCAGTTTCCGTCCTGATCGAAGACCTGGCCGAAGTTTCCGTTAATAACTTTCCGCGAGTCTAAAATTGCTGTCACTTTATCACCGCCTTAAATGTTGATTGTGAGGAAGATACGCTCGATGCTGTCGACCTCCGAATAACCTACACGCAAGAACACCGCATCCCCCACGCTCGGATTATCCGGATCAAGTTCGACAACGGGCGCAGTAAGTACGTCGTTCCGTTCCAGCGATTCGAGATACGCCTTTACAGCGACGATGAGCGTTGCCTGCCCGTCCGCGTTGTTGTTCAATTTCCCGATATAGCTGTCCGCAGCCGTCCGCATGATATCCGTCGAAATCGATTGACGTGCGCGAATCGAACGGATTTTCTTACCGGATGTAGCGAGGCCTTGCTCGATTTTCACTTTTTCGCCGTCATGTACGAACACGAGCGAGCCCGCCTGCAGCGCCGCCTTAATCTGCGCATTCGTCAGGCGCTTTGTAACGTCATCGGCCGGAACTTGTGCGTATGTCGTCGAGCGGTTAATCGCTGTACCGGCGATAAGGCCGGCCACCCACGGCGCATACTCGGACGAGTTGAACGTTTCAGTTCCGATTTTTACGCCGGAAATCAGATTGACGATATAATCGTCCTTATTTAGCGTCGTCCGTGCGTTGCCTACTGTCGGGTCCGCGTCGGTCGCGTCGTCGCCGCCGATTACCGCAATAAAATGCTTGCCTTCCTCGCGGTTGCGTGTTAACCACGTTTTGGTCGCGGCCTGCTCCGTCACCTCGTACTCGCCGTCGAAAACGAATACGTTGAATTGGCGCGTGTCAAAAGCATCGCGCATATCGACGTAATCCTCTGCAACCGGCGTCGACGGCATTGTGTATACGAGTACTTCTTTTGCACCGCCTTGAAGCGTGAGAAGAATCGAATGTACATTCGCAAGGCCGAACGTATCGACCGCCTGCTTTTCGGACTCAATCGTATAAAACGTTTTGGCCTGCGCATTCGATCCGTAAGCCAGAAGCGGAATTGCGACCGTGCCGCGTGCGCCTCCGCGAATCTGAGCCGCCGCCGCTTCGACAAAGTTAATGTATAGGCCGGGCCGAACCGGAAGTGCGGTCGGGTCCCAGGAACCTCCTGCCATTAGAAAACCTCCTTCTGTAATAGAAAAAGGCGCTCCATAATGGAACGCCGCTTATCGTTGGTTGACCGTTACTTTGTTCATCTTCGGATACTGCGTTTGAGTCCGGGCTTCTCGCGCGGATGTTTCGAGGATTCCAATGCTCACATACATTCCGCTCTCCGTTTTAGCCGGTTGCGAAAACGCGAAGGACTCGACGCGCACCCGGCCGATTACGTCCGCCTCATAAAACGCCCGAGCCAACGCATCCATTTTCGGAAGCACCTGCTCCGCTTTCGACGCGAAATAAACAATTTGGTATTCGCGGTCAATTCGGAAGTGGTAGCGCGTTTCCGTCTCGCGATCATCGTTCAAAAAACGGATGACGAACGAATTGTGCGTAGGCGCGGTCGGCACCGTCTGTTTCGTTGTGGTCGCGTCTGGAAACTGCGCTTTAATAAACGACTCAATCGCGACAATATCATCAATTAGCGCCAATTTACCACCCCGCTCTCTCAAGGCCGGACTCGATTTCGTCCTCAATATGCTGATGCCACTTGCGCTCGTTCTTTTTCGCCGGCTCGTCGAGAAATTGCTTCACGGTTCCCGGCGTGCGCAAGTTCTTTCCGCCCGCGTCTTCTTCGTGGATGTAATAAGCGTAATTGAAACGACCACTCCGCGTATTGACAACAGCATTCGCGCTAATCGATCCGGTTAGGTTTGCGCCAGTCCCTTCGATTTGCTCGACGGTTATCGTTTTGCGCAATATCCCCTCGTCAATCGGCGCAACGTCAACAGCCTCCGCTTTCCACACGTTAAGTACGTCGTGCATACCGGCCCGGGCCGCTTCCGCCGCAATCTCCGGAGATTTAGCGATTAAATCCGCCAGTCCCGAAATGTCGAACTCAAATGACAACGCCATTACACGAACACCTCCGTCGATAGCGCTTTACCGTTGAGGCCGCGCTTAACCTCGATACTTACTGGCTTTCTCGCGACAGTCACGCCCAATTCGTTCGTGTACGTTATGACGTCGTCGTACGATACGTCCGGTAGTTTATCGAGGATAATGCGCAGGCTCGTCGTGGCCTCTTCGCCATATTGGTTCGTGACGACGTTGGTTTCCTCGGAGACGCGTGCCTTATACGTGATTACCGCGCCGGGCGTTGTTCCGCCCCATCCGTCATCCGCGCCTGGCTTCGTTACGGTTACGTTTTGTTTTAACGGGACCAGCGCCATTACAACGTCACCCACCCAACGCGCCGCTTCGAAATCGTTACACCGTTCTCCGCGCCGATGAGATCGAGCGCCACCTGCGGAATCAGCTTGCGCAGGTCAGCGTCCGGCCCCGTTATAAATGCGTCCTTAAAATCGAAGTTGGCGACGTCATTGACGGCAAATCCCGTTATTCCCTGACGCGCCAACCGGTTTGTATCGTTAAAAGCTATCACCAGCACATTCGCAAATTCATATACCGCCGCATCAGGTACAGTATATTTCGGATAGGCTCGGAGTAGCGTTCCTTCGGCGACGTTTAACATCCGTTGTCTTTTCGCCGCGTCCGCTTCCGTCCAATCTTCGATATCGACGCAATTTGCGGTAATGTAATGATCCGCGAGTATTACGTTTTGAGCCATGCGCCCACCTCCGTTTATTTTCCGGAGGCATTCGCCGCACTTTTTGCGCGAGTTTTAGGCGCAGGCTTAACGGGTTCATCCGCTGGCTCTGCGTCCTTTTTCGGCCCCTCCGGTTCTTGCTCCGGCTGCTTTTCCGGTTCGTCTTCATCTATGCGCCTAACGTCAATTAGCGCGTCAAGTACGTCAATCTCCGCTGGATCGTCCGTACTATATTGACCGCCACTAAAACGCCGGAACACGCCGTCAACGTAAAACCCGAGCGCTGGATAGCGCGGCGATTCGTATTTTGCCATCGTATACCTCCATAATAGTTTAGGCGCGAAGCATTAAGCCGCGCGCCTGTTATGATGCGTAGAGATTACGTCAAGCCTTTCAGGCGGCCGTGCGCCTTCTCTTGTTCCAGTTCCAGCGTGTATTCGCCGATGATTTGGCCGGTCGTGTAATCACCTTTCGTGCCGAGGTAAGTGTGCGAGAAATCGCGAGTAATCAGCGGACGAATCTTGGCGCGGTTAGCGTCGAAAAGGAACAATTCGTCGGAAGCGAGGTTTTGATTAAGAACAACCTCAAACTCACCGAAATCCGTCACGATCTTATCAACTACCTGGCCGCGAGTATTCTCACCGCGAGTTAGAACGATCTTGTTGGCGTCGGTTCCAGACAGCGCGATCTTTTGTTTGGCTGCGACCATGATTTTATAGTCGCCACCATTCGCAAAGCCCCCCGCGTCATATACGCCCTGCGCCAACGTATTGATTGCGGCGAGGGTCAGTGCGCCACCTACATTTGTTACATTCGAAGTGATAAACTGGCGAATACCTTTCATTTGACGGACTTGGCCGGACTCAAACGAAACACCGTTAATAAGCGCCTTTTCAAGTTGCAGCGCGAGTTCGAGTTGTTTCTTTTGCTTCTCGTATTCGTACAGATTGTCGATGCCGTATTGCGCAACAGCCTGCGCAGTTCCGGAAATCTCGATCGAGTCCGTGAAGATTTGCGTCAGGTTGGACTTACGTACGCGCGCCTTGTAGCGAGCCGCCCGAGCGTCGGCGCCTTCCACGCCTTCATCAAACAGGAACTCGACTTTAGCACCAGAAACTACCGCAGCGGCCGGGGTCGAAGCGTATCCGCGTGTTACCGTCAGCGTTTTAGTGCCACTATTAATTGCGGACACGTACAGCAATTCGTCACCGATTTTAGCTACGGAACCTACGCGGAATGGTGTAACGTCAGCGACTACGATTGCCACCGCATCGATCAACGCGGAAGCAGATGTCGTAGTTTCATCCGGGAACATTTCGTCCTCGAACCATACGTGTTCAACCGCTGTAACTGGCTGCGCAAAACCGATCGCGTTCAGGAGTGGTGTTTGATGTGGATTGAGATTCAACAACTCATCAACCACAGATTCCTTCTTACCAATCAAAGATTCATCATATACTTTAGGCATCTTTTTGTTTCCCCCTGTGTTTTAGGTGCTACGGATAACTCCGTGCAATAAAATAAGCCGCCCAAAATGAGCGACTTTGCTGAGAATAAATTTATTTAGACAGTTCGTGTTTAAGTGTGGCGTACGCCATTCGATCCTCGATTCGTCCGGTCCTCCGCGCTTTGTCCGCAGCTTCCTTGAGTAATTGTTCCTTCGTTTTATCCGGCAATGGATCGCCACCACCCGCAGCGCCCCCGATAGGTTTCGGAGCGGCTTGCGCGACCAAATACGGATAAGCCGCAACAAGTGCATCGACCGCTTCTTTCGCGCCGACCGCGTTGCCCTCTTCGTCCACCGTTACCGCGCCCAAATCCGCAAGTTTCAGCGCCGCGGCCAAGCGGTCCGCCGGAATGTTCGCGTCACGGGCCAGCGTTTTAAACTCCGCGTTAATCAAGCGTTGGTTCGCCGCCGTTAATGCGGATTCTCGCGCCTGCTCCGCCTCTTGCGCTTTCGCGCGCGCTTCTTCCAACTCTGCTGCAAGGCGTTCGGCCTCGGACAACTCCGCTTTCTTTCGCTCGGCTTCCGCTTGTTCTAACGCGTCGAGCTTCGCCTTAATATCGTCGTAATCTTCGCGGCCTTTGCGATCCCGCGTCAACCTTTTCGTAACTATCTCGTCAACTTCCGCCTGGGAAAACGTCTTTTCCGGTTCTGGCGTTGGGTCCGGAGTTGGTTGCGGATCAGGTTCGGGGTCTCCTTCCGCGAATAATTGCAAATTCAACGGATATCTATAAAGCGGCTCTGTGCGAATAATTTCGTTCTTCATTCGTTCCTCCCGCGTTTTAGCGCCGCGTAGCGCTTAGATTCCGGAAGTTTAACGCCATTCCGTAAGGCCAAAAATGGGCATAAAAATAGCGCCCCCATTGTTGAGAGCGCTAGTTATTGCGGAATTACTTTTGCGATTTCGGAGCGGCTAATAGTTTCGAGTGTTTCGTCCATATATTCGATTTCGAAATCGTCAGCAGAATAAACATGGACAATGGCTCCAATTCGTCCGTCTTTCGTCTCGACTACATCCAACATTTTCACTTCGATTTTCCCGCCTCCTTAATCATAATAGTTACCAAACGAGGGAAGTCTGTCCCTTCGTCTATTTGCCAGCCGGTAGTAACATCAGCAGTTCGTCCGCTAGGTCCAGTAAGGGGCATTACAACCTCAAACTTCGAACCAAAATTGTTCCTTCCCTTTTCTACGGATTCATAGTTAGGAAGGTTCCGTAAAATATCATCACGTAAATCCATCCAATTGTTTACATTGTATCCCAATACTTTCTCGAATACAACGGCTTTATTCTTGCCTACAATATGCGCTGGATTGAGAGCGTATCCCGCAAGTTTATCTTCACTAATCCTTGCGTTCTCATAACTGGGAAGAGTATTTTCGGCTGCGTTACTAAGTAGGTGCGGATCGCGAATTGGACTAACCACGTGCCTACAATTCGGATGAAAAATTTCCCGGCGTGGCAAGTCGCCAATATACGGATAATCTCCCGGAGCATCGCGCACCAACTTAACGATGCGCCCCTCCCAGTTTCGGCAGGCGTCGGCTGCGCCGTGACGCGAAATCCGTCCGTAATAAGCGCGCCGACCGATCGCTTCATTAAACGTTGCCTCCCGGTGTGACTCCGCCATCTTCGTCCGCGTCACCATTTCGACGTAGACTTCCGGCTTCCAACGGCGCCCGGCTGCGTCAATGATCCCGGTATTCACGGAGTCACCGAGCTTCTTCCGCAAGCCGGCGAGAATGTCCGTACTAATCGTCCGCCGGCCGTTGATTCCCTTCGACATGTTCGCGCGCATAGATTCCGCGGTGACCTGTCGGACCGCAGTCCTTACGCGCCGTTCAACGTTTTTGGTGACCGCAAGCAAATCCGCTTGTGTATCCGCAACGGCCGCCGCTACGAGTCCGCGGTTGATTCGCGAGAACTTTGCGACTTTGTCCGCGACTTCTTCGTCGAGCGAAACTAGCGCAGTCAAAACGCCATCGCGGACAGCCTGCGGAATGTTCTCTGCGACCCACGCCGCCGATTCGTCGTTAAGAGATGCGAGGATTTTCGTTACTACGACGAGGGCCGCCGCGGACATTGCCCGGGACATATTCGCGACATCAATGCGGTCGAGTTCCGCGAGGATTGCCGCGATTGCCGCCTTATAGGCGCGGACCAGACGGCCAACTTTGTAATCGTAAACGGGCTCCGGGATTCGCGATGCCATTAAGCAGCACTCCCATTAAATACCGAAGAGTCTACCGTCCCATTCGCGCGCACCTCGTCTGAGTCGATTCGCTTAATTCGTTCCTCCGCGGTTGCGTCATCTACGCCGTCGAGTTCCTTGATTGCGTCAGCTACGGATTGCGTCGGCTTGCCGCCCGTCCGGATATTAGCGACTTCCGCCGCTTCTTTCAGGTCCTGCGGAACACCATCGCGCCAATTAATTCGCGGATAAACTGGCTCGTACGGTTCGAAATCAGCTACGCCTCTATTCGCGAAATTTTCGAGTTGCATCGCGGTCCATATTGCGTCGCGGAGTGCCCGGTCGACGTGCGCCCGGATGCGATTGACTTTCGCCAAGATCGGCATGAACCGCGCTTTGATTGCACCGGAGTCCGTGTGCGACGTGCCGGTTCCGCCTTTATCGTTGGCAAGCGTTGTGCCGAACAACCATTGCGGCGTTTCCGACATTTGATAAACGAGGCCGAGCAGGATATCGAGTTCTTTAAATGCGGATTCGAGTTGGCCCTCCCATGTCATATAGCCCGGCGTGGTGTCTTCTTTTCTAACCGGAATATAACGGCCACCGCCGCGTAACGAACCGCCTTCTTCTTCTTCATCCATATCGTCCGGACCATACATCCACGGATCGGAATGCTTCCAAAGGATATAGTCAATCTGCGCGAGCCGTTCGTTAATCGCGGACAACACGCTCTCTAACTTTTCGACTCCGTTAATCCCTTCCCACCGGTCGTCTACGCTCTTGTACGGAATGTGATGTACGAGCAGCCGGTCGGTTCCTGTTTCCACAACGTCGCTTTCTTTCTCGGTTGCAACTTTCTCGCCGATTGTATACGTTGAAATCGGTACGGACCAGTCCGAATTGACGCCGCGTTCATGGAGTTTATAGCGCTCATATACGATAAACCCCGGTAGGTGCCTCTCGACGTTCAAATACGGGACATACGACGCGGGCTTTCCGGTGATCCAGCGGATAAGCTTGCCGCCGGGCTCTTCGACCCAATCGATCCAAGCGATATTAATCGCCTTGAACTTTTTCCGCGAGCCCTTCGCCAATTCCGGAAATACAAGGTTCGCCGGGACCGCCTCAATAACCGGTTCGAGCGGCGTCTCTGGCGCGGTCAATCCGAGTTGTTGCGCAAGTGCTTCCGTTTCACTTACGTCGGCCCGCGCAGCATAATACGTCTTGATAAACGAGTCGCCGCGGTAGCCGCCGCCGATGACGAGTTCGTGCGTCATTTGCGTCAAGTCGTTTTCCTCGACGATCGAGTCCAGGCGTTTCTGTTCGCGGCTGTCCGGACCCTTTCCGGATTCGTACGTCGGCGGCTCGCCGGTTAGCAAGTCCGCCGGCTTCGTGAGCAAAATGTCCATCAAGTTCACCGCGATGAACAGCGTTTTAAGCTGCGCGGCGTGCGGCGTGTCTTTCAAAAGCGACGAGGCGCGTTCGTATATTTCCGGATGACGTCCGTCGAATATGATGCGGCCGCGTTTGTATCGGGCCAGACGTGGGATATCACGTTCGGGCGGATATTGTGCTCCTGTTTCAAATAACTTCGTCAATTTGCGTTCCTCCTCTCCGTTGTTTTACGCCCATGCGGGCTTATTGCGGACCTTTTTCCGCGCGGTTCCCGCGATACTTACCGCCATTTCGAGCGCGTCCGGGAGGTCATCGTGTGAGCCGGCCGGATACATTTCGAATTGTTCGAGGAGCAACGCATGTTTCTTCGTAAATTGAATAGCGCCGCTCTCGATATCCGGGAGCAGCGCCTCTATTCGGAGGTCTTTTCTGGACCGCTGATATATCTCTTTAACGCGTGCCCGCGCCGGATATCCCACAGCCGTCAGCGCCTCTTTCAACTTATCTACGAAAAACTCCTGCGCCGCCTGCGCCTCTGCCGCGATCGCATTCGGCTGATACCGTAGTGTTTTATCGACAATTACACGCAAAAAAGCGTCCGGCTTTATTCGCTCACCGAACGCATCAATAACGTATTTTGTTCCGGTCTTTTTATTCCGTGCAATAACGACGATGGCCGAATAGTCACCGCGAGTTTTCCCCATCGCGAAGTCAACGCCCATATAGACGTCATATTCGTCAACCGGGCGCGGGTATTGCGAAAAGACATCGTTAAGCTTTCCGTCCCAATACGTGAACGCCTCCGGATTGAAAATCATCGACTCCTCATCGACCGGATTGTTCATATACTCCGTGTTAAACGCCTTCGACCCGTTGTCCCACTTCCACGTCATCAACTTCCAAATCGGCTGCGCTTCCGGCCACAATACAACGGCTCCGCGATCCATTTCCTCGCGATTGGCTTCGTATAGTTCTATCGCATCTTTAACGCGGTCCTCTTTCGGACGGTCCGGGTCCTTGTAAACGAGCCGGCACGCTTCCCACAAGTCCATGCGCTCGGGCCATTCGATGACCGCGCGATAGACTCGCGATTTAAAGTCTGACCGGTTGTAGAGCACGTCAACGAGAAGGGCTTCGTGATGGACCGTCGTTCCCATGTAAATAAACGCCGTTTTCTTCCCGCGTGGATCGCCGAGCGGTACGACCGTCTGCGCGAACCAGTCTTTGAGCTTGCGCCTGAGTTCCGGCGTCGCGGCGTTCGATTTAATGTCTTCGAGGTCGTCGCATATGATCAAGTCCGGCCGCACACCGTTCCAGTTCCGTCCCCGCAGCGCCTGGCCCGTTGATGCCGCTTCAACCTTCGTCAGCATCTTCTTCGTACCGTCTTCGCGCGATTCCCATGCGATAAACTCGGACGAGTTGTCTTTCGGGTTTTCCTGCTGCTTCGGCGATAATAGCGGCCCAAAGTCCGCCCGGAGCTTCGCGTTACTCTTTAACTGCAGCGCGATCCAATCGAGGTTGGCGCTGGATACCGCAGGCGTCTCCGATATGATAATCGCGTATTTACGTTTGCGGTAGCAGGTCTCGCGCAAAGGAGCGGCCTTTGTTAAATACGTCGATTTTGCGTGAGAACGCGGCGCCGCGACCGCGACCTTATCGTTGGTGATGACGTTCGACACAGCGTCTATAATCTCGGAAATCTCGCGGTGAAACTCCGGCGCTTCCGACGTGTCGACGATATCGAATCCGTCCCAGTTTCCGTCATTACCGGGATTGCGCGCCTCCGAAAAGTATTCGAGCGCAAATTCGAGCAAGTCCGTTTCGCAGCGGTGAATCCGCGACAACCGCTCGTACTCCGTTAAGGCTGCGTCAATCTCCGCCGCGTCGTCTGGAGAGAGGGCGCCTACGTCTACGCCGTCCAATACGTCAATAAGCGCCGCGAGTTCGCCGATTTTAACTTCGCGTTCTGTTCGATCGACCCAGCGGTTATTTATCCAAGCAATCGATATCGCCCCCTACCCGCAAGGCTTGATAGGTACCGGCTAATTCTTAATGCGCGCTCATCTGAGTACTGCCCGCAGGCCATAAACCACTCAATGTAGTCGGAATGTCTCTTACTACTATTACAACTCTTACACGCCGGAATAATGTTCTCAGCAACATAGCCGCCGCCAGCCGATACGGGTATGACGTGGTCCTGTTGTAGATCAGCTTCCGGCTCTCCACAGTAAGCACAGGAGTGGCCAAAGTACGACAGGCAGGTTTCCCACTCGTCTCTAGTAAAGGCTGCAGGTAACCCCCGCATACGAGACCTTCTTCTCTGTTCTTGTAATACTTTGTTTTCCCTTGCTTTTTCGGGATTCTCAATTTTCCATCTTCTAACTCTTTCGCGTACGGCGGACCTATTTGCTGCGCGATATACCGCGCCGTTTTGCTTAATCAGGTCGCGATTATTCTTTCTATACTCCGCTTGTATCTGCCTTACTTTCGCGGTGTTGTCCTCTCGGTATCTCTTATTAACCTGACTTGTGCATTCCTTACACTCCGATCGATATCCGTCTGTTGTTGCTTTTTTCTTGTAAAATTTATCAAATCCTTTGGTTTCTCCGCATTTAGTGCACCTTTTTTCTGACACGGTCCGCCCTCCCTTCCGTTCTTCCGTAGTTTTTGCGCGAAAATAGAGACGTTGGGCCGTAACCCTTCCGAATACCCTTGCGCTAGGGTAAGCGCGCTAATATTACGGTAATTTAGCGTAAGTCTTGCGTATGGTTGCGCTCGGGTCCGGAATCTCCGAAACCCAAACGTTATTTTTGATACGCCGATTGTAGATGCGCCTGAAACGGCCCATTTCGGAGGGGGCCTTGGGGGTCCGCGCTTTACCGCATTAACGCGACCTACATATGCACAAAAGCCACGTTTTGACCACTAGTCTACCGCCGCACCACTTCGCCACAAACCGCATAACCACGCGGCTTACAAGCGTTATTACCTACGCGAGTCATGCGCCAGCCCTCCGCCAATTTGCACTATTGCGCATATTTCCCGAGCTAATTGCGCCCGGTTTGCGCTGATTTCGAAAATTTCCGGAGGGGCGTGCGCCGGGAGCCGCGTGCAGATAAATCGCGCCCTATTCACAGGCTTCCACAATGCTCCCGCGCGAGTCCCTACATTATAGCGATCGAATAAACGTCAGCCCTGTGAGTCTTCGCCTTTGCTCCGTATCTTTAGCGCCTCGATACGAGCTGCCAACGCCTCGACGTCAGTCCCCTCGTTGCCCTTCGTTTCCACTTCGACCTTGTCCGTAAGCATTCCGTTAATCTGCAGTACTAACTTCGCGGCGGCTGCGTTACCTTCACGGATCGCCCACTCCGCCATAGACTCGACTACTTCCGGAAGCTTCGCGCTGTTATTGCGCACAATAGCTCGCTTAAGTTCCGCATCGAACGTTTTATCCTTGCGCCAATTACCGAGCGTATTAAAATGTACTCCGCATATCTCCGCGATCTCTTCGTAAGTCTTTCCGCCTTTATTCGGAATCGACAGCCACTCGATCGCGATGTACTGTTCCGCAGTCAGTGTCTTCGCCACCTTAACGCCCCCTCTCCGTATAATTGCGCGTGTCCTACGCCCGAGCAAAGCGCAGGAGTTGCGTCTATTTCGGTTCTTCCGCTAACTCATACGTCTCGATCGCGTAACAACGACCGAACCACATCCGCCACGTACACGCATACCACTTTCCGCCTTCTCCGTAGGTTGTGCGATACATAAACGGAAACAACTGCTTCACGTACCATAGCGCTTTATTCAACGTTATCCCTCCGTTTAATCAACGTTAATCAATACGCGAACCGGTCCGTAATCATCGATAATAACACCGTCGTTTCCCGCGATTAAGACGTTATCTTCCGGACCAAATACGAGTTCCCTTACGCCAGTCCTGCGTGCTAGTTCCGTGTGTAATTCCGCGGTAGAAACGCGAGATAAGTCCTGCGCTTCATCTTCGAATGATAGCGAGTGCGGTACGATCCCCTTCGGAATAACCGTTCCCTTTACCGTCTTCATATACGTAATCCCTCCGCTCACTTTGCGTTCGCTTATCGCGTATAAAATGACTACATGAGATACTTCTGTGAGTGGGCTTCATGATTCTTACTTGCAAAGGTTTGTGCAGGGCATTGCCTCGGCCTGCCGGCCTTGCAACCGTCGCCTATCGGCTCCGGGACTATTTCTATCCGCGAATAGAATTTATAACAACATCTGACGCGAATAAGATAATAGTTACACAAGGCCTGATCTTGGCCGCGGTGTCGGGCGCAAGCCCGTATCTTCCCCGCAATACAAGACTAAGAAATAATTTCGCCCTCAAAAGCGAATAAACCCGCGTGGCTCTAAGGTGCAAGCCCCGTTTTTGCTGTCCGGAAATTTACCGATAAGAGGGCGCTTTTGTCCGGAAATTTACCGATAAGGAATTACGCTGCCCTCTTCGCGAAGTTATTGCGGATAGAAAACATCTCACGCAATGTCGCGTCCGGCACGCCGCTTTTGCGGTAGAATACGAACGGATTGATCTTGTAATAGCGCGAGGTCCCGTAAATAACCTCGGCGAATACGTATTGGTCGCCAAAACGTAGGCTGCGCAACTTCGTATATACGGATTTCTCCGTCAATCCCGTAACAGACGCGATCCCTTCTTTCGTAAGCGGCAGCGTGCTCTCTACGTTGCGCTCGTACGGATTCGCACATATCGTATTCGTTTCGAGGTGGATGTACGGAAGCAGCTTGTACACGAAGCCTAAGTCGCGCGCCTTCACCTCGGAGTATAGCGCCTTAACCTTCGCAACAAACGTCTTTACCACCGCGGTATTATTAGTCGTACCCTGGAAATGGTAACGCGGATTAAGCCGGTATTTATCGTCGTCTTCGTAAATAATGCCGGCTGCCGTCATCTCCGCAAGGAACTCGTACAGCGTGGATTTACTTATTTGAAGCGTCCGCATCATGTCATCGCGGCTCATTGCGGTTTTGTCTGGATTCTCCAGGATTGCATCGTAATTGACGAAGCATTGCAAATATAAAAGGTACCCGCAATGTTTATCGGATACCTTTTCGATGACCTCGTCGATATTATTCATATTTGTAACCGTGAACTCCGCGCCTCGTCCGGCCTGTTCACGCTCTTTGATTCGTGCATATTCTTCGCGTTGTCTTGCGGTTGTAACCCGGTCGCCATCCGATAGTATCGCGGCTCGTTCGTGGATCTCGCCGGTCTCTGCGTCAACTAATCGTCTGATATCCGCCATTACTCACCGCTCACCTCCCGTAGATGCGCTTCGATTGCGCTAAATAGTTCCGGCGTATTATCTACCGCAAACAGCCGCGTATAGTCCGTTGTCCGGTCAGTCTTTGGCGCTAGGACCGCCGTGTCACTGTCTGCGCAAATGACTACGTGCGCGATCCCGTCCCAATGCGCAATGTCGCCTTTGTTGAACGTGCGATTTGCACCGGACTCCGTCTCTAACTCGCGCAACGCCTGCGTCGCCTTCTTCGCCTCGCGCTGGATCGCTTTAAGGCCGCGGATTGCTTCCGCGATATCTACGTCTACTTTTACGTTCAATTCGCGCAGTTTTTGCGCCATTTATAACGCCTCCTATTTGGTTGTTCCGGAAGGCCGACGGAGTTTACCCGCCTGTGCGTCAATCTTCCGTGGGCTTCATAACCCGTAGGCACATAATCGCGCAAAATGCACCCTACTCTAGTAAAATAGTCGCAAAATATGGTAAAATTTCGGTATAACACGCGAAAGGAGCCGTCGAAATGGCGCAACTTAAACGGAGTCAGGGCCGGAGTAGCCGATTTATGCGCCCGTTAACGTCCGATATCCACTTTTATACTGCGCAAATGGACCGGTCGCCGGTCGTCGTTTTTGCCGCAGGAGAACTCGTTGGTAGCGGTAGGATCGCGGAGATTACGGAGAATAGCGTGAAGATCGGGGACGAGCGATATCTTCGCGCGGTGTGTACGTTTAAATACGCGGCGTAACGCAAAAAGACCGCCAGATTAACGGTCTCTATACGATAAATCTCTCGAATACCGGACTCCGCAGCATCCCCGCGCGAGTCCAGTTTCGCATTTTCACACGTACTTGAATCCGCGGCTCCACGTAAACAAAGTCGCGATCTTCCCCGGTAATCAACGACTTATTTACGCCATAAAACGCCTTCTTTTCCGTTGGCCCCACGCCAAGTTCGATAATTCCGGCCGGACGCAATTTGCCGCGCTCATCCATAATTCCCACGAGCCACCCAAACTCAGCCTTCTTATACCCCGTAATATAAACGTCAGCATGCGCCCAGTTAATTACCTTGCGCCAGTTATCGGATCGGCGGCCTGTTTCATATACGCTGTCCGATCGTTTGCCGACAATGCCCTCCATTCCGCGCGCCTGAATCTGCGCAAATAACGCATCGCCCGCGCCTTCAACATGTGGTACGACGCTGATATTTGCGTTCGGCATCGGAATCCCTGCGAGGATCTCTTTGCGCTTCATTAGCGGCAATTTCCGCAGGTCCTCGCCGTTATATTGCAGCACGTCAAATACCGCGAAATAGGCCGGCAATGAAGCGGATAAGCGTGCAATCTTATCGGATCGTCGCGCCTGGAACCGGGACATTATCGCTTCAAAATCCGAAACGCCGGTCATTGGGTCTACGCATGCAATTTCGCCGTCTAATATGATGTCATGCGTAAATAGTCCTCCAGCGACTTCGGGGTATTGGCGCGTGCAGTCGTTATTATGGCGCGTATAAAGACGGACGTTGCCGGACTCTTGAGAAAAGATTAACCGGTGGCCGTCGATTTTTGGTTCGTATATGAAACGCGGATCGCTAAACGGACCCGGCGCAGTTGCGAGCAACATCGGATCAATAAACATAAAAACACCTCTATACCGATTATAGCGCGAGGCTATGCGATAGAGAGGCGGTAAGTGTTGGTAGCGGAATAATATGTCTCTTGAATAAGAACGTTTGTTCGTGTTAAACTATCCGCAGAGGTGATTACGGATGGAAACGAACACGCGCAAGAGCCGACCGCAAGTTGACGGACAGCTCGCGGATCAAATATCGCGATTCCTCGTCGAAACGCACCGCGCCAAACAGCCGGTCAACTTACGCATGATCGACGATTTCGAGGACATACGCGTAATCGGGGTGATCGAGCGGTTGGATACGCAGGGCCAACGATTTTTGGTCGACGGCGAATGGTTTAATGCTGCGGACATACTCGAAATGGGATTCGCGCGATGAACAAAGTCGCCGGCATTATCACGATGAAAGAACGCCGCATGCTTCGCGATTACATACTCCTCCCCTATATAGAAACGATGATAAAGCGCAGCATGGCGAATATCGAAAATTCAACGGACGTTTTGAGGCGCCTGTATCTAGCGGCGGCCCTCCGGATTCTTTCTGACGTTAGCCGCGATAAGGTCCGACTCAAGCGCGAATTAAAGAGCCGCAAGATTCAGATTACAGAAGAGATATCCTCAGAGTTAGTTCAGTATTACGACATCGTCTGCCGCGGATATACGGAGCGGTTCGGCTTGACGCGCGATGTAATGCGGTCCGAAATTAGCCTGCGCCTAACGCAATATGTCGCCCAAGTCAACGCGCTACTAAACGAAGAAAAAGCGCCGTCATCGCAAATAAACGGCGCTTCTCGTTATTTTTGAACAGATATCGCGTACTCAGCGTCAGTGTTAATGACGTTTATGCGTTGTTGTAAACGGACTACGTAAGCCGCAAAATCAACAGACGAACTTGGCGCGTCTAATTTAAACGAGTTGATCACGTTCCGTATGGTATCGCGCTGTTCTGGCGTGAGCTCATCTATGATCAAGACTACGCGGATATTTGTTCGAAAAGCTTGCTCGAGTAGGTGGTTCAGGTGGAGCGAAATCTGCTGCTCACGAATACCCGGGTAAAGCATGCGAATCCAACCCGATACTTTTTCGGTGACATCATCATTTGAATACACATAATCAATTACTTTCTGTGTCCAAGCTCGTACAGTCTGGTCGCGAATGGCCCCATCAGTTACGACACTAAACGTCGATGCAAACCGCATGAGTTGCGGAATTATATGTCCATTTAGGTAGTTGAATTTATCAACTGACTTACTCCGTGTCTCTCCATAACATTCATACTCAATGAGGTTAATCTGAAAAGGACACGAATCGCCTTTATCAAAACGAACCAATAAGGCGTCCGGTATACCCGACACCCCAGATACTCTCTCGTTTTTCGTAGAGGTAATCCCAGCCGTCTTAAACATGCGATTGTCGGATATAAGCAAGGTTCTGTTCTCAGGAAAATCATCAAAAAGCTCGTAAAAGTTCTCATTCACTAACGTCTCAAGCCCCGAAACAGCATGCTGCTCACTTCGGAATTTAATTGTCAAAAAAGTTCCCATGATGTTTAGCTTTGATTCAGATAAATCTTCGGCAATCTCGGCGTGATCACCTAACTCGATATCTTCGTCTGAGTCAACTTCTTCGAAATCGAAGATAAAATGCCTAGTTGTTTCGAATATATAGGGCTTATCCAGTTTAACTTCTGAGAAACAACGGTCGAGCACATCTAATGCGTTCGGATCGTTGATAGCCTTGGCTCCCTGCAGGTACTTCAAATTCCAATGCTGCCCACCAACACTTGATAAGATATTTATTTCAAATGGCTTGCAAAATTCAAGATTTTCAAGAGTAAACGCTTGAGGGTATGAATCTGCATCCTGCCAAGGACGTTTATCCGTAATCTCAGATAAAACCGCTCTTGCACCACAGTACGCTTTTTTCTCTGGCTTTACAACGAAATAAATAGTGTCCCCCGACGTAGGTCCTCTACGGGCGAAACCGGCAACTTTTTCGTTGATGCAAAGATAGTAATTCTCGATCGATTTTCCACAGTGTAAAATACGTACGCTCAAATCTACCATTCCTTTTAAGTCATGTTGCGTACATACTTCGACAAGCTACTAACAATTCCTCTAAAGAAAAGAAGAGTGCCAGTAACCCGGCACTCTGTTTCATTAGGCGGCGTCCCTGGCACTCTGTGTAGAAAGCCTGCGGCACGCAATACCCGCATACTCCGCGTCTAGCTCGAAGGCCATATAGTTACGGCCGGTTTCAAGACACGCCTGCGGAAGCGACCCCGTTCCTGCAAATCCGTCGAAAACAACGGCATCCGGATCGCTCGAATTTGTTACTAATGTTTTCAGCAACTCGACCGGCTTCTCCGTCGGATGCGTAAGCCTTGCCGCCGGGACCTTAGCGCAGTCTATAACGTCGGGCAGACGCTTTTCACGTAGAAGTGAACGCCCTTTGTGCCCAAATAGGATTAGCTCGTGCTTCGGACCGTAGGAGCCTTTCAGGTCCCCGGTTCCATGAACATTTTTATTCCAGACAATCAGATTCTTAAGTTTGAAGTGTTTCTCAAACTCAATCTTAAAGAAGTCGATGTGGTGCCAACTGCAAAACATGTAAATCGCGGTATCGTCCTTCAATATCCTATAACATTCCGCAATGTAGTCAGCAATCAGACCGTGGGCATCAACATCGTTCTCGAGGTGGCGAAACTTTTCCGTTGCGGTACGTCGGTTACTTCGGTAGTTCATCAAGTACGGAGGGTCCGTAACAATTAGATCAACGCTCTTGTCCGGAATCCTACGCATCCCTACGATACAATCCTCGTTATAAATCCGATTCAGTTCGATTGTCATTATGCCGCCATCTCCTTTTCATAAGTGTCTTCCGCTACGATTTCTTCGCGGCCAATCAGCGCCGACCACTTCGCGCCGATCCCGGCGGATTGCGTAAACGACGCACTCGCTCCATCAATAATCGGGCCCGGCGAAGTATCCCGGCGATATTTCGCATTCCTGGCGCGATTCTTACGTCTGGCTGCTCGGTCAATGAAGCGCTCCTCACGCGCAGTCCGATGACGACGCTCGGGCTTCGCTTGATTTGCGCCGGCCAAGTCGTAAGTTTCCGCCAAGCTTAGCGAGTATTCGTGGTCGTGGCGCCGGTCTAGCTGCGATTCGGAGAGGAACGGATAATCTTCGTCTTGCACCTTGTTACGCCGCTTGTCCGTCAATTCCTCGCGCAAGATATAGTCGGAAAGGCGCGCCAATTCCGTAGCATCCGGCGCAATCCCTACGCTATCAACGTACGCCTCGGTTAGCGCATGGACGGCCGCCATCCTTTCGCCGCGATCCGTAATTTCTTCCGCAATCAGATCCGTCACCGCATCGTGAAATTCCGCTTTGTAATCGAATACTACGTTTACTCCGCTCATATTACGCCGCCTCTCTTTCGTTGTCTCCCGCGCCTGTATATTCGACCGTGACCTCTCCGTATTCCCAACGCCTGTACACCGCCGCCAGCTTCTCCGCAGCCTCAGCGTACATTCGCGCAACGACTTGCCGGGCGATCCCCATGACGCGCGCTGCTTCGGCCTGCGTTAAGTCGAATCCGGAAATCAGCGCAACGGCTTCCGTCTGGCGCTCCGTCAGGCCGGCGTTATAAATTGCGCTGTTTAGATCGAGCAGGATGTCGCTGGCCGCGCGGTCGCCGCGGAATCTTGCGGAGGAAATGCGGTGCCGGTCGCGGAGTAGCGATTTAACGCCAGCCGCCGAATCTAGCGCGTACTTAACGGAGTATGTGCGCTCCTTTTTATCAACTTCGATTTTTACGTGTCCGATGGTGATCCGCCCCTTTTTCACGTATTGATGCGCTATATTTTCGTACAGTGCATCATTGCTAAACGACTCTTAGTTTCATTTGGGAATGTAGTCGATAAATCCCCCAAAATCCTCATGAAACCATTTGGCTCCGCACCGTTCAAACGCAAAGTCCTTTATGTCTATATTGCCTTCTTCATCAAAAGCCCCTTCTATTTCGTCATCGGTAATACCAATCGCTTTTAATTTCTGCTGATTTCCAAAGGTATTTTCAACAACTGCATGATATAAGGTTGAACCATCAGCGTCATAATCCACAATCTCGATACTGTTCAAAATTCCTAACTTCTCTTTAATTGTCACTAAAATCACTCCTTCACTATTTGTGGCTACTGCGTTATTCAACCGCCCCATCCGAGCCAATCACGCCGCGCCGACGGATGAACCACGTTTCCGTAAACGCCCGCTCACAATCGCTATGGACGCGTTCGTGCTCGTGTGTTTCCGTTATTTCGTCGCCGGCGTAAATTTCTCGCCCGCACCACGTACACTCCGTAACATGCGTCGGCTCATCACGCGGTCCCGGCGGTTCGAAACGGTACTCCGGAGTTCCATCGTTAATCGTGCGGCCACCTCCAATTCCGCATCTATTCCAACGCGTGATCGTGCGATTTCTGCGTATTCCGGCTCTTTCGATAATCCGTAAGATGGATCGCAAACTACGCTATCGAAAAAGTTGTCCGGATATTGGCGCAAAACCTCCGCACTGTCTCCGCAAATAACCGTGTTGATTTCCGTCAAAAAATCGCCTCCATTTCGTTTGATTTACGTTAGATGATTCGCTATAATCAATTCAAAATAATGAGTTAGGACGTGATGTGCATTGGCAATCGAGGTATTTACAAACGAGCCCATACGCGGTACTGAAATGACCCTCGTTACTGACAGTTTCGGGCGTCTACGCATGTCCTCCCTACTGGTCTCTTTGCTTCATTTAAAAGACGAGAGTGCGTCATTTTATTTAGGTTACGACAAAGAGAGAAGATCAATAGCTCTCGGCCCTGTCGGCGACGTATTTCCGAAGAACGCCCGACCGGTCACGTTTGACGCGAAAAGACACTACGCAAGTGCCAGAAGCTTCTTCACTGCGTTCGGTCTCCCGTTTGAGTGCGCAAAATTCGCGTACAAAGGTACCGACAACGGCTGGCTCATGTTCGAACGCATGAATTAAGCCGCCTCCAATTCCGGAGTCAGACCGTCGGAAGCTCCGGACGGAAGTCTGCCCGTCTCTTCCGTCCCCTTTCCGCCCGACCTAACTCGCAGCAATTCCACATCGCCCATATCACCGAACTCACGCGCTACCCATTCGCGGGCTTCCGGATTCTCGCGTTGCTCGCCCTCAGACGGCAGCCATCCGAAATGACTTCCGCAAATATAGTTCAATTTCGCGAGTAGCCGCTCGTCCTTGAACCATACGTGGATTGTACCTTTTGCGAACATTTTGAAGCGGAGCCACTCGTTTTCGAATTCTTGCGAAGATAACGCTGTAAACTCTCCGCTTACGTTCGGATCAATAAGTTGAAACGCCTTTACGATATCGTTAATCCATTGACGCACATCGTGGTTTATCCGGCTGTAGTCTTCTTTAAAGTCCCACGAATCGAAGTGTGAGTATTTGATCGGGATTACGATTTTCTTGTTGATTTTGTACGAACTGTTTGTTTTCCACCCGTTGTAGTAGTGGACATTGCCAGAATAGCTCGTCATATGCCGATCAGTTATCTTTTGAAATATCGCGACAATGCTGTCCGTCAATATTTCCCTCTGATTCGCGACGAGCGCCATCAAAAGCATCCGTATGTTTACCAGATTGATTTCCATGTTGCCCGCTGCTTCAATCTGGCGGTTTAGCTTCTTAATCGCCTCGTTCGTAAGTACCTTCCTAAACTCGTCCGTATCAAGTATCAATTCCCAATATCCGCGCCGTAGTCGGTCCAACTCCTCGCTCAAGTCGTTAGCGGAAAATTCCTTATTGTACGGAGTTATCATCGATAATGGCGACACTCGCTCCCGCCTATTAACTTGCGCAATGTATCCGAATAACGAACTCTTCGCACGTATTGCCTTGTACGTATCTTTCGCAAGCCGGCACGCCGTTTCGTACTCAAGGACTAGCCGCTCAATATCATTCATTTTCGCGCGTAATTCGGACGGCTTTACGTATGTCGAAAGTGCCGCGCCAACTTCCTCGTCCGCTTCCTTCCGGCGTGAAGCGCTAAAGAACGGGATTGAGTCGTATATCGACTTGCCGGCGCCTGCCTTTTCAACTTTGGCATGGATTAGCGCGACTTCTACGTCGGTCTTCCGTTCGGCTTGCGAAAAAGCTCCGCTAACATACCGGATTTCCGCGCCGTATTCGCTCAACTTCCGCAATAACTCCTGTCTTTTCGCGGAAAATGCGTTATCTATCGTTTCTTTGTTGAGAATCGCGAATATCTCACATTGAGATAGTTGCTTTTCCGCTAATTCCAGCGCTTTTAGGACGTGATCTACGCCGTTTGAGAATGGCGGATTCATGACGATGAAGTCGTATTCCTTGAATGTCTCGTACGTCAGAAAATCATCCCAAACAACGGAAATCCCCTCGCCCATCAACGCGCTTACGAGCCGTGGATCATTCTCAATCGCGTCTATCTTAAGCTCAGACCGGAACTTTTCTCGTATGTGGCGGATCATATCGCCTCTACCTGCGGACGGCTCCAGGATGCGTCCGCTAATTCGGTTTCCGTCGAGTAGTTTTACGAATAACTCGCGCGGCGTCGGGTAAAAGTCCTTATTATCCGTAAATATCAAGGTTAAGCCGCCTCCCGTTCGCTGGAACCCGCGCATGGCCGTTGCGCAAGAACTGCGTTAAGTTGCTCCGCCAGCGCGACGCCGATCCTATAAGCGACGCGCGATGCGACGCCGTTGCCGACGAAACGATATTGTGCGGAAAGCGATATGTCCGCTGGGAGTACGTACCAGTCCGGAACCGATTGGATTCGTAGGCACTCGCGGACGGTGAAGCGTCGTGGTCGTATATTACTGCCGCCGGGATGTACTCCCTCGTTTCGAGCACGCCCTCCGATTGTAGCCATCGGCAAATCCCATACTGCTTGTCTATTAGCCTTTTCATATGTCCATTCTGGATTCACATTTTCGAAAAGAAAAGCCTCCGGCTGCCCGCTTTCGATTGCTTCTAGGTACTCCCATACAAGTTTCCCACGCTCGCCTTCCTCACCTTCTCCTAACCCTGCAACGCTATAATCCTGACAAGGCGGACCACCAGCATACACATTAGCGCGGGGGAGCTTCACTTTGACTTCTGGATTCGTAATATCACCGCAAATAACATGATCACCGAGATTATGCGCGTAAGCCTTTGCAGCGTTCTTATCGAAATCGTTCGCGAATATCAAGTTAAAGCCGGCCGCCTTGAGTCCGACCCCCATCAAACCACCACCGCAAAACAGTTCAGCAACCGTTAGGCCGTTCGAAGGTAATTGCGAAGTAACGTTATAGTTACGTATTTGTACCATCTCCTTTCGTTCCGGATAAAAGCAGTTAGCACCGCCCGGGACGCCGTGGTTCCCGCTGACAACCGTCTTTGCGGGCGCGTCCAATTTAGATGCCGAATGCCCCAAGTATTCGCGCGTAGGAACGCCGCCGATGTGATTTTCCGTATCTTCTACGCTCCCTTCTTTACCGCTCGGATCAACAAGTCCGTTCGGTGCACCTTTCGCCCATTGCGCCAACACCGCCGGACTTGGCGCATCCATCTTTGCGACCGGATGTTTACGGATGTACTCCGAGTAGCCGCCGTTGGCCATTTTCTGCGCTACTGCAGCGCTAAGTGGTTTCAGATCGTGGTTCGCAACCATCCGCACCCTCCTCCGCCTGTTTCGCTCTATGCTTCTCACCCGGCGTCCGGCTGTCATAGGCCGCGCCCTTCATCTCGTCGAGCCGCCCGTAATAGTAACCGGCTTCGAACCCTTTCCGCCATTCATCGTAAATGTTCACGCAGCTTCACCGCCCGCGACGCGCAGCGACTCCATAATCTCGTCAATCTGCGCATACAACTCCGGTAACCCTGCGCCATTCATGACCGTAAAGTCCGCCGCGTATCCGTCGAGCGCTGTTTCGGTGCCGTGCGTCAGGTCGCGCAGATTGAACGTATCGCCCGATTCGATTGCGCGGTGGATGCGGAGGGATTCCGGTGCCTCGACGCGAATAAGGACGTAGCCCCGCGCCGATAACACTTCGGCTTCGTTTAACTGGCGGACGTCGGTTATGACGGCCCGGAACTGCGGAGTGCTACTCCATAATCCGCGGTTAGCGAAAGCAACTTTAACGCTTAATTCATGGTGCGAAGCAGCTTCGAGACATTTCCGCACCCATACGTCCGGATCGCGCTCGCGTACCGTCTGGCCGAACCATTGGTAGAGTTCGCGTGGCTTCGAGCCCTCCGCAGGCTCTCCGAACAATTCGTGGGCGTAGCGCTTGAGTTCGTCGCCGAACGCAAAGCGTGTGTAACCGTATTTCTCCGCGAGATAGGCGGCGACAACGTCCTTACCTGCACGGAGCTTGCCGATTAGTCCGATGTTGGGTAACGGCATTGGTTGCGACAACTTACGTACCATAGGCGCGCCCATACACCGCTTGTGTCCGGAGTACCAAACGCCCATATGCTGAAACGAATACACCGACGTTACGGCTTCACCGCAATAGTCGCAATTACTCATTTCCTCGCCTTCCTTTCCGGAGCCATCCGCTCCCACATGAAATCACGAAACAGTTCGCACAATTTCTTCGCGGCGAGCCACCGCTCCAACACGAACGCGTAAAGACGCACCAATCCGAACACGGCCAGCGCAAAGGCCGCCAACACCGCAAGTCCTGCGAACGCGATGCCGATCCACGTGAATACTGCGATCATTCTGCGCCCACCTCCGAAATTAAAATTGCGGTCATCTTGCGGTATTCAGGCGCAGGATGCCAAACGCTGTCCGCGTTCTGCCCACTAAGTCGGCGAATCTTGCGCCCGTTCGTCCAAACGTTGATTACGTCGACTTTCGCGTCATGAGGCAGCGCGTTAAGCTGCGCAATAACTTCGGTAACTGGGCGCTTCATTAGGCCGCCACTCCTTTCGCGGAGGAAGAAGCGGAGAGTTCCGCCCCTTCCCGCGTATCGTCGATGATACTGACGTCTTCTTCGAACGCCCAAGTATTTCCGTCTCTCCGTCCGTCATGTCTGTGCGCGTAGAGTAGACCGCCATCTTCTGCGTCAAGGCTTACGCAGACACCGGTTGTCCCCGGAAGGTACGCTCCTGAGCCCGTAGCCTTTACGATATCGCCAACGCGAACCTCCATCGGAGCCGGCACGCTCAAATATTCCGCAGGAACTTCGAGTCCGAGCGCACGCCGTAACGCAATGGCCCGTCCAATATGCGCGTTGAATACGTCGTTCGGTGCGCAGATGGAGCGTCCGCGCAACCATACGCCCGACTCGTCGCTACGAATAAGCGCCACGACCGTTCTCTTTTCGCGATTTACGTGGAACTCAACGAAGTCTATCGGCATATAACTCTCACCGCCGCCTTCAACGTACGGCCAAAATCCGATACGTCCGCATGAGTTTTCAATCGGTACCAGCGGAGTTTCCGACAGCGCCTTAACGTCAGCCTTCGCCCGTTCAACGAGTTCGTCGCGGATTTGTTGCGGCGTCTTCGGCGACTTCTGCGGCGGAATAACGGTCAGCTTCGGCGTGTTGTACTGCTCTTTTTCCAACGCTGCTACTCGTGATTCGAGCGCCGAAATCTGCGCCTGCAGCGACGCGATATTTTCTGCAGCCTGTTCCGGAGCCGGACGCGTGGAGAGGGGCATCGGAGCGACGTCCTCCTCGCTCTTTACTGGTTCTAATACGCGGTAACCGATATCGCCGCCGACGTGCCATACGCCGCCGTTGTAGACATACGAGTTGCCCGAAAAATCTGCGCTAACCGCTCCGTCGTCATAGGCGTATCTTACACGCGCTACGTTACCAGCCTTATAAAATCGTCCACAATCACGCGGAACTAGCACACGATCGCCCACCGCAGCCTTCCGGTCGACTATGCGGAACCGGGCGCCGTCGATGCGGATAATTTCGGTCGGTTCCAGGACGACGTACTCACTGTCTCGAATATTCGGACGGCCGGTTACGCAGGCGCCTATCGCATCTTCCGGAAACGGGCGGTGGTCATACCGTCCAGATACGAGCAGCACTTCGCCCACTTCATACGGATTTTCTACGCCGTCCATGTTGAATCCGCGATCGAATCCGTTAAATTTAATCCGCTCACCGACGGCCGCCTTACGCTTAACCTCGCGATATTCCCGTAAAAGACCGCCGAGTGATTCGTCCGCCAATACCGTAATTTGCTCGTTCATTTAATCCGCTCCCTTTTCGTCAATTATCGTTACTTCCAATTCGCGCTTGCCGAACTTTAACGCATCGCTAATTTCCGGAATGTACACGTCGATCCGTTTGCCCTTGATTTTCCCGCCACGGTCGTAACAAGTCCGCTCGCCGACACCTTCGATTTCGACGCGCGTCCCAAACGGTAACTCACGCGGACATGCCGCAGTTATGCCGTCCTCTACGCGTGCGCCTGACGCAGTGATTCCGTGGCTCGGCGTATAATCGTCGCCGATTGAATACGCGGTGACGACGTAGGTTTCCGGTTCAGACGGAAGCTTGCCCGTTGCTTCCGTCATTCCACCGACCGCAAACGCCAGCGCCAGGATCACCGCGGATATTACGCCGATTGCTGCGCCTCTGCGAACGCATCTTCCACTTGTGCGATGAGTGCGGCTTTCGCTTCGGCTGGCGTGATTTTTACGACGTCACTCGCGCGCGCCCAATCGTCCTTATTGCCGAATACGGCGCGTAGTCTATACGGAACGTACGAATCGTCAACAACCGTTACCTGCGCGATATCTCCTGCGCTTAACTCCTCGTTGTATGTCCGACTAACCACACGCACATAATCATCAACGCCAATTACGAATAGCGCCTCAAGTTCCGCGAGTTCTTCACGTTTCTGCTCGATGAGTGCGCGGATTTCGGCCGGTGAGTGTGGTGCGGATTCGACGCGGCAGAATACCGAAAACTTCGACGGGTTGGCGACAAATAAGAAACAAGTACCAAGGCCTAATCCGCGCTCATCGTTAACGTCGTCAACAAATCCGACAATGCCATACCTAGAGATATTTGCGAGATAAAACGCCCCCTCTTCCGCGTCGCCAACCGCACTGTCGTCGCACCGTAAAATATCATCAAGCCGTGCCGGCCCCTCCGTCTGCACATACCGCACGCCGCCGTATTCAATCTCGCGGTCGCTCAGCGTCTTAACTCCGTCCAATTTCGCCATTACTCGAACACCTCCGTTAGTTTTTCATCGATATACGCGTCGATCACGTCAAATTGCAGATGCTGCGCCAGGACCGTTCTCTCCGCAAGGCCGACGCTGTGCCATCCGGTATCAATTATGCCGTTCAAGCGGTCCGGCCCGACCGTTGCGATGACGTAGCCGACAATGCGCCCGGCCAGCGCATCGGCCGCAAGCCTAGCGAATTCGGCCGCCATTTCGTTCGCGGCGCAAGGGAACGGGATGATTTCGGCCAGTTGCGGTTTTTCTTCGCTCAATTTGCGTCACCCCTTTCGCTTTTCAAAGTACTTACGGTAAGCCCACGCGCTGGCCCACGCTGTTCCGATATTGGACGCCGCGATGAGTGCGAACACGCAAAGGATTGCGAATAAGTATGGATGATGCGTGATAAAATGTGTCATTTAACGACCTCCACTCCGGTAATCCGAACGATTTTTCCGCCGATAAAACGCTGTCCCCGGCGCGCCGATTCGAGTCGCTCATACGTCCTAATCGATGGTGCCGTGCTTGAGCCGCCGCCCTTCGGGTATCCCGTAATGTTTCCGTCGGCATCTACGCAGGCAAGTACGAATAAATCCGCGATTTTCACTTGCGCCCCTCCTTCGTCAATTTAGCGACCACTCTCGCAAGCCAAATCGCAAGTCTCCCGAACCCCAGCGCAATCAGAAACTCGCGCCAGGCTTGCCGGAGTTCTTCCGCAGCTTCGGCGAATGTCTGCCGCTGCCTACTCTGCACCTTCCCGCTCCTCAATTACGTAAATTTGTCCGCGCTGCTCGACGATTTCGTATTTTGCCGCGTCGATAACGTAGCCCGGGCGGAGTGTGACTTCGTGCTGGACAGGTTCGCGAAGGTTAAAACACAGCGCCGCAATATTAACGGCAACTACCGCAAGGACTGCGAAGATAGCCACAAACCCGTAGGAATCGTCATTCACTGCCGCAATGACGAAGCAGAAAGTGAATACTGCGACGCCAAGTAGGAACATTCCGAGTAACACAAGCACGGGAGCCGAACCGCCGCCAAACGTATTCAATACGTCCATTAAGCCGCAATCCTTTCCGCACTCGCGCCGTAATCAACGTCGGTGTCGTCGATAACTTCGTATTGCTTGTCCGCAAGAAACCCACAGTCACCAACAAAGTTTGCAGCGTAATTGCCGAATTTCTCCCCGTCCAGTTCTGGTCGCATCCGCTCAATCGTTTTAATCCCGTAAGGCTCTCCGCTCAAGGTGTGCGCGTAGACTTTTGCACCCACACGCGGCTCGTCCGGTTTCGGCGCATTAACGTATTCGTCCGGGACCGAGAGGCCGAGCGCTCGCCGTAGGCTAATCGCCTTGCCGATTTCCGCGTGGAATACGTCGTCGGGCGCAGCCTTTGCGGTGGCTTTTGCGACGTTTCTTCGGTTTACTTTCCCGCCGAATCCCGTCGTGCTGACGAGTGCAGTTACAGCGCGCTTTTCACGGTTTACGTAAAACTCAGCGGTATAAAACGTGTGGTGGAGTGCTGTTCCTTCCGGGAGCCTTCCACAGATGTCGCGGCCGATTCGCAGCAACTCCGCAATGTCCGCCTTGGCCAATTCGATGACCTGCGAACGAGTCAGCGGTTTAGGCTCCGTAACTACATCCGCCACGGTTGGCGTCTCGATTTCGTCGAGATACTTCCGGACGGCTGCGGCGTTCTCTCGCATGAAAAGAGCAAACGCTTCGGGGAGATTTGCGGACCCCGACGTTTCTTGTGCGATAGGTTCGAGAACGACGTACTCATGTTGACTGGCGAAGAACAATCCGTCCGGGTTTCCTTCGCCTCTCTTTACTGGGAATAAAGCGTTCCCGTCCTTGTCCAGCTTAACGATCGTGAGTGTGTCTCCGTTCTTGTAGTGGCCGAATGAAAGTCCGGCGTTTACGATCTTAATGCGCTCCCCTACGTTGGCCTTACGTTTAACTTCGCGATATTGAATTGTCATATTGCGCTCCTCCTTCGTTTTGGTGGCGCGGTTCTTTGCGCCCTTATACTGACCTTGTTGCCGTTAGATCCCGTTTCGCACAGTTTTAGCGCAGATAATTTTCGCTTTTCGCAAGTCTCCGCCGGGCCTCCGCTAATTTCCGTTCATACTTAGCGAGTAGGCCGGCGTAAATCTCAACGCTATTTTCGAGGCTTGCGACTTCTACGCGCTGCATTACGATGAGATGAGCGCAGGTGTTTCCGTTGTCCGGCAGTAGGATCATGCGACCGCCTCCGCAATATCGTCGATTAAATTCTCGCGAATAAGATACGCCAGGCATACCGCGAGTGCATCGCTGTCATCGTAGCCGACGCGGAATTTATAGTCCGGACTTAACCGCAGCCATTTGCGCACGGCCTCCGCAACTTCCGTCTTTTCCGCCTTCCCGTTGCCGGTCACAAGCTTTTTGACCGTCGTCGGGGTCAGCGCCGGTTTCAGGTCCTCCGCGAGATATCCGTAACTAGCGAGCGCTCGGTCAGCCGCCGCCCACGCGCTGAATATCGTCTGCGTCGCGCGTTTGTTCCGGCCGGATGTAAAGTCTTCGCGAACAACGAGCTTAAACGGACGATGCTGGCGGACGAACTGCGCAACAAACGTCTCGACCGTATAATTCCGGACCGCATCCGTATCGTCAGTAGATGTGGCGACGGAATCCGCCGCGACCAAATACGGAATGCGGTTCCGTATGTCAATCGCGGCTATTCCAGGGCTTAACGAAAGATCAAGTCCGCAGATTCGGAATACGTCAGGCTGCGCTTTCAGCTTCGCCAGAATTACGCACCTCCTCGTACGTAGCCTCGAATATTTCCGGCTTACATGGGTAAATCTCTCCAGCAACGCCGCGAGTAATGTAATCTCCTGGGGAAACTTGCATATCGCCCTCCAAGGTTCGTATTTGCATAAACGTCCCTCTTTCTTCGGTATAAAACCAAACCGCGCCCGCTCTTATTTCGTCAATTATCCACTCCGGGTCCTCTGTTTGGTCTGCATCTCCAGTCCACCGAAAAGCGTCTATCACAGCGGGTTTCTTACGGTATTTCCCCATAATTACGCAGCCTCCTTCGTAAGTTCTCTTTCCGCGCGAATCCGGTATATGTCCGCAAGTGCCTCCGCCGGGCCACGTTTTTTCCATTCCGGCAAGCTTGACCGTTGCAGGGCGGTGACTTGGCGTTCGATTTCCGCAAGCTCGTCCGGCGATAAGGACAACGCGCAGACCTGTTTGAAGTCATTGAATGTCCACTTTCCCAGGTCGATTTTCGGAGGAATGCCGAGATTGGCCGCGTCAACTATTCCCGCAAAATGGTCGAGCACTTCCGCACGCATTTCGTTCGTGATGTGGAGGCCGAACGCAACAATGTCCGGGTATTTTTCAACATCCGCCTCAGTCATTTCCCACCCTTTTTTCGATGCGTTGACGTAAAGAATCACGTAATAGTCCACGTTATACATTAGCGAGTAACAAATGCATTGTTTAACATGGTCTAACTTCGGACCGTTACGCACCGAGTACCCGGATGTCGTGGAGTATGTCGTTTGTTTCGACTTGCATTCAAGTCCCACCCGTAGAACCTCACCAAGCGGTGAGCGGTACTCCATAATGCCGTCGCCGGTTCCAAATAGTATGAATTTTTGCCCGTTATGTTCGATGACCGAGTTTAATTTCGCGAACTCTTCGAACATAGGCTCGCCTCTTTCGTTCCGCGCGAAGGAAAACCGCGATTTGCTGCCCGTTACCTTTTCATAATGTTTCTCCATAAACAGGACATCGCGCTGTATCATATCGCCGAGCGCCGTACCGATCCTCCGCCAGCGTCCCTGATGCGGAGGCATTTTCGTCTTCTCCTTCTTGGCTCCGCGCATCTTCTCATATAATCCGCGCGCGTCAGAGTTCGCAGCCGATGGCGAAAAATAAGGCGCTTCTTTCGACGGCCACACCTTGCGCGACTTATCCGTTAAGATGTCCGCATACCATTTGTGTATTTGCGCGTCGAGTGCGTCGTCGTAAACCTCCGGAGCCGCGTGCCAGGCGTTGAGGTGATGCGTAAAGTCTTGCGCGATTTTATCTGCGATTTGTTGAGAGATATTAAGCCGCCTCCTTCGTAATTACCTTCCAACCGTATGCGGAACCTTTCTTCGTCTCCTCAAGCGTCAAGGTCCCGATATCCGTTCCGCTCAAATACGCGAACACGTCCGACATATAGAGCGAATAACGCTTGCCCTCCGCATCCTCAACGATAAGGCCGGCGCTCGACCGCGACGAGAACCAGTCAACAATCGTATACTCGCCGGAAACTTGACGTTTGTCGCGCTTAACGAATGGTTTACTTTTTCGGCATGTGAAGCACCACGGGCTGTCCGGCTTGGTATCGTCCCCGCACACCTGACACACACGAACGTTAATTTGTCCGGTCATATTTACGCAGCCTCCTTCGTTATTTTCCGTACAATCGCACCCGGCGGCACGTATTTAAGCGGACGCTCCTCGCTATCAATCACGACATTGCGGTAACTGATTCCGTTAATCTCCGCCTTTTCCCGGAGCTTCGCGTAGAGATGCAGCGTCGCCTCTACGTCGTTCATTGCGCGGTGATGCTGGCGCAAAACAATTCCGTACCGTGCGCAGCAGTCCGCGAGTCGTGCGCTTTCGTCCGGATCGACCAGGCGCGAGAGGGCGCGGGTACAGACGAATCCTCTCGATATTGCCGGAAAGTCAAGGAACGACAGGTCGAACGGAGCATTGTGCGCGATTATCGTTGTTCCGTACGCAAAGTGACGCAGAGAATTGTACGCGCGATAGAAGTTCGGAGCCCCGTGCGAGTCCTCCGCACGAATCCCGGTCAACTCCGTGATCATTTCCGGAATCTCTACACCGGGCGGCAGCGCAACGAACGTTTGAAAGCGCCCGATTTCGCGGTAAGCAAGGCCGGGCGTGTCCGTAATGATTTCCGCGCGGATTGCGGCAATTTCCGTAATGTGGTCGGTGGACGGATCAAGTCCGGTCGTTTCGATATCGATGACGGTTACGATTTCAGGCGTGATCATTCTGCGGCCCTCCCCGGGACGTATTTTGTAACGGTAACTTCGCGCGGAACGACTTCCCATATTTCGTACGCAAAGTCTCCGCCATCCTGCATTTCCGTAGCCGGACGCTCCCGGTCAATCGTGAAGTACGCGGTCTTTCCGTCAGTTTGCGTAACCTTGTACGTGGTTATCTCCCGTGTGGTCCAGCGTCCGCCTTCGCCGTACCGCGTTGCTACCTCGTCGACTTCGTAGCCTTCCGGGTTGTACGCGTCGAGAATATCGTCAATCTCACGCCAATCAGCGTCACCGACCGTTCTCGAATAGATTGACGTGTTCGCCTTCGCTTCCAATTCGCGCAGTTTCTCAATTACGTTGCTCATACTTCGCCAACTCCTTCGCTATTAATTCGTCAATCTCGCGGCCGGGTGCGCCGTAATACGCCCACTCGTAGGTGAGCGCAAAGGCGAACGCGTCCGGAGCGACTCCGTTATCAACGCAGCGCTTAACATATTTGCGCACGTCATCGGCGCGGGCGTTCGGTCCCCATCCGCAGATACAGCCGTGGTCGCCGTATTCGTCCGCAAGTGTGCGGATCTGGCGCCGGCACTCCGAACAAGTGTACGTTGCGGTTTTGCGTTCACCAGGCGTAAGCATCACGCCGCCTCTTTCGCGACACGATACGGAAGTACAATCGCGTCGATTTCGTTTTCCTCATCGCGCAGGACGATCGGAGTCGCCTCGCCCGTAATTCCGACAATGACGCGCTGACTGCCGGCGTCCTTAAATACGTTTAGCGCGTTTAGGAAAAGCTGCGCATTGAACGCGACCGCTGCGTCTTTTCCGAAAGTGTCCGCAGTAAGCATCGCAGCGAAAGATGCGTTATCCTCCGATAGATTGACCGTTAATTTAACTCCGCTGCCCTGCGCCACATCTAAACGCGTAATGTGCGATTTGTCTGCGGAGAGCTTCGCAGTTTCCAGCGCCACCTTTACGCGGGCGATTGCGTCTTTAATGCCGGAGAAAAACGCCGTATCAACGAGCGTAATCTGCGTCGGAAGTTCCTGCGGAACAATCCGCGAAGTGTCTGGAAATACTCCGTCGATGACTGCGCCAGTTTTCGCATGAGACGTAAATGCCTCCGTAAAGTTATGCGCGCCACCGATCCGGAGCAGCGTAACCCGGTCCGTACAAACGACGGAACCATCTGCGGCGTAATGAACGCCTTGTAATACCGGAGTTGCTTCGGACTTCGTCGTAAAGTTCTTCGCGTGCTTCGTAATCAATTCGAGTTTCTTCGCCTGTGTAATCGCCATTTATGCGGCCTCCTTCGTTTTCTGCGCGAACCATGCGTCCGGCGTAACGCCTTTACCCCACCGCGTCATAATCGCAATATCCGTTCCGTTCGCAACGCTTCCCCACGAATAGGACTGCGTCATGATCCGCTCGATGACTGCGATATCTTCACGCGTGAAGTCTTCGGGGATCTCGAAAACTAATTCGTCATGAATCGTTCCCCACAGCGCCCATCCTTCGCGCTTCTTACACTCTTCGTGCGCCTTAATCATCGTGACTTTCGTTTGGATTGCGGAACTACCTTGTACGCGAGCGTTCGTCCCCTGGCGCATGGCCCGGTTAATTTTCGCGTTGTGCTTGCGCGACTCTTCGTATTTCGGATCGTTCCACTTTCCGAACGGTATTTCTTTACGCTTGAGCTTACCGTCGGGAAGGCGCCGCTTACGTTGTTGCTTATCCGCCCAAACAAATCCGAACTTGACGACGTGCTCCTCGTTCGCTTTCAACCACGCGGACAGCTTCGGCATTCCGCTGAACAGCTCCGTCTTAAACGCGGTCGCTTCCGGCTTTTTAAGTCCGAGCATTTCCGCGAGTGAGAAGTCGCTCATTCCGTACAGAGTCGCAAGCCATACGACTTTCATCGCCTTGCGTTCCGGTGTGTCCTCGCCGTTCGGCAGCTTATTGACTTCGTGATACGGTCGCTTATAATACATGCTCGCCATGTTTGCGTACGGATCGATTCCCTTTTCGAAAGCTTCGATTAGAACCGGTTCGCCGGATAAGTACGCGGTACAACGGATTTCCTGCGCCTTAAAGTCCGCGGAAACCAGCACTTTACCTTCCGGAGCCAGGAACATCTTCCGCGCCTCTTCCGGCTGATTTTGAACGTTGAACTGGTTCGAATCCTCCGCGTCTTCGTCCTTACCGGAACTGAATCGGCCCGTAACGGTTCCCATCGGATTAAAGCGCGAATGCCACCGCTTGGTCGACGGATTCTGTTTCGTCGGAAGCGAGTCGATATACGTTCCGCTGAGCTTCGTAATCTTGCGGTATTCCAACAAATCCGCAATGACTTCGAACTCTTTCGCGAGAGGCTTGAGCGTCTTCTTCGCGTCCATGTTCGGGAGCTCGCGGCCAATCGCCTTAGACAACGCGACCTTCATCTGCGGCGTGGAGTTTAGGTTAAGTTCGCCGTCTCCCTCGTGATGTTTCGCCATGACTCCGATTAACTTGGCGTGAAGCACTTTCGCACGTTGCCTCAACTGCTCCCCGTACTCTTTCGCGAAGTCGAGGTCGAGAATATATCCGTTCGCCTCCATATCGACAATTACGTAGAGGAGTGGAATCTCAACCGTTCGGTAGTAGTCGAGTACGGTAGACATTGCGGTAAGGTGCGTAAACTGGAATTGATATAAGCGCCAGGTCAGATCCGTATCCTTTGCCGCATATGCCAGCGCAATGTCCAGCGGAATTTCGTTAAACGGTGTTTTGCCGAACAGCTCGGCGAACGTGTCCGACTCGACTCCGAGATATTTCGGCGCGAGGTCTTTCAAGCGGAACGACATTTCGTTTTCGTTAAGCATGTGCATCGCGATCATCGTATCCCACGTAACGCCGCGCAAATCGTAGCCGTGCCGCCTGAACATCGCGATATCGAACATGGCGTTATGGAGAATCTTGCCAATCCCCTCGTCGTAAAGAAATCCGCGCAATTCCTCAAGAACGTAGTCTCGCGAAAGCTGCTCGCCGCTATCGTGCGCAACCGGAATATATACGTGCATCCCTTTTTCGCGTAATGGCGGAATACTCACGGACGGCAACGTTAAGGAGATGCCGACAATCACATCGGTATAAACGTCAACGCCCGTTGTTTCCGTATCGACCGCAACTTCGGACTCTTGGCGAAGTCTTTCGTTGAGTCGCGCCAACAGACGCTCGGAATTAATGAGGAAGTAGTTCGCCGGCATATCCGCAACCATCTTGCGCAAGGTTTCCTCGCGGATAGACTCGCGCAAATCCGTATATATCCGCAGCGCCTCCGCTTTGCTGAACCGCTTGCCTACGCCGGACGGATGCCTGCCCGTCGCACCCGTCTCCATGGCGTATTTTACCGCGAGTAGCTTTTCGCGGTCGGCGTCGCTATTCTTCATCGCAAGTATGCGCGCCCAAGCGTCCTCCAACGTTTTCTCCGCAGCCTTCTTGCGCTTGGCTGCGTCCTTAACGCGTTCGGTTGTCGCTTCCCGGTCGGTGTCAGCGGTCGGCGAGCGTAAGTTGAGTGTTAATTTAACGTCCAAGATGCGTCACCTCTTTCGCGTATTAGGCTGCGGCCTTTTCTTCGCGATCAAAGCGCTGTTCGGCCGGGACGATGAGCTTCGCGTCCTTTACGTATACTGCGTAATAATATCCAGAAGGGATACGTAAGCCCATTAGTAACTCCCCGTCGAGTTGAATACGCGGCTCGTCCTCAACCTTCCCGTAAATCCAATCGCTACTACCTAGCGAGCGTTTAGCTTCTACGATATCCCCGCGCTTAAACTCGCCGACCTTCCGCCCGATTGCCGCCCATTTCTCAATCTCCGCGACTTCCTCGGCGCTGACCTTTTCGAGTTGGTCCGGTTTGGCGTATGCCGTCGGCTGTCCTCCGCCCGTAATCTGCACCTTTTCGGAAGTGTTGCCGGGCTTCGGATCACCTACGGTATAGATTCCGCCAGTTTCGTAATCGAACAAGCCAAGCGTGCCGCCTCCGCTAATCAACCGCACCTTATCGCCTTTCGCGAACTGGTTACGCGGATCGACGGCCGCTTCGTATTCTTCGCGAGTGACTTTGCGGAGGGCACTGGCGTCACAGTATCCGTGCTTCTCGCCTTTATCTACGCGTAGTGCGTACTTTCCGGGAATGTCCGCAATCTGGACGGTAACGAAATCACCGTTTTTGATTCCACGGTGGCGTACGAGGCTTTCCGGAGCATTAACCAGTTCCGCATAACCGCCGTCGGCAAAGTCCCCGTATTTGAGCGCCTCTTTAGCTTCGCGTTGGGCCGCGGCAACTTCGGCCTCCGTTGCGCACTCAACGTCCTTCTCGTCGAGCCAATTGCCGAGAGTGCCGTCTGCTTTTTCCGCTCTATACGGGTAATGGCGGTGATCATCAATCACAATTTTGACGAACGTTCCGACAGCGTAATTGTGACTGGCATTATCTGCGACAACCTTCGCGTAATCCCCGACGGTCAGACGCTTCGGCTTCGCGGGCTGCGCAGATTCTTCGATCGGTTCGAGGACGACGTATTCAGTTAACGCAATTACGCGCTCGCCCAACGAATCCACCCAAACGTACCCGTCCGACTCTCTGACTTTATCGACGGTAAATTCGTCTCCGACTTCGTACCGGTCCTCGATCGGCCACAATTCTACGATCTTAATCCGCTCGCCCGCGCTTGCCTTGCGCTTAACCTCGCGGTATTTTTGTGTCGATTCCGTAACCTTTTCGTAGACTTCGTATTCCACGTCTGCCCCGTCAAACTCGTCTCCGTCTTCGTCAATAAACTGCGGATCATCGCAACAATCCACGCGAGTTACCTCGTAGAACGCGCCGTCAATAACGTAATCACAATCGTCATTATCCGTAATCTTGAGCACGTCACCGACCGCGGCTTTCCGGTCAACCTTCCGGTATTTAACGCCTTCGATTTCGACTTCAACCGTTGGAACCGTTACGTTCAATTTCGCCATTTATACGTTCTCCTCTCGTTCGGGCCGCGCCATATACGCTGTCGCCCGCCTTGCTTCGTGCTCTTTTCCGTTAGGCCGCGAACTCAACCGGTCCGGCCGCAGTCTGCTCCGTGTACATTTCGCGTTGAATACTTAGGGGCAGCTCGATCCAGCGCTTTTCTGCGCTTGCCTCGGTCGCCCAGTACTCGGTCAATCCGGAGTTTTCGAATACCCATACGCGAGGAGCCTCATCACCTTTAGCGCCCAGTACGCCGATTAGATAGTCGACTTCGGGCTGCGTATAAGGTTCGCCGTTTCCTTTGCGTGAGTACACGACCATTTCATTGCGCCGGTCCGACCGGAGTTTAATCGTCTTAACCTGGAACGTTTTCCATTCGCGACTAACCGGGTCACACGCCACAATGTCGTATGATTCGCGAGTCTGCGGAACCGCAACGGTCCATCCAGCGCATACGAGCGCCGTTCGTGCGACTTGCTCCGATACTTGACCAACGATTTCAGTGATGTGCGCCAAATATATGCGCCTCTCTTTCGTGTGGGGATCGCCAGCCAGCGGCAACCTGCGCGCCGGCCGACGTCATTAATACGTTAAGTCAACGCGAAATCAGAACGGAAGATCCTCGTCAGAAATGTCGAGCGGTTTATCGGCGTCACTTCCGCCAGATTGCGCAGGTGCTGCGGCACCAATCGTAAGGCCGAGGCGCGAAATATCGAAGCCGGCGACTACGAGATTCTTCGTCTGCTCGTCCTCATCCGCGACATAAAGACACGTTTCGAACAGCGCCATATCGAACGGTTTCTCTCCGAGTTTGGCGAAGTTTTTGCGCTCCTCTTCCGTCAAGTCTTCGTCCATATCGATGATCGGAGATAGCGCTACGACTGCGTTAGTGCTTGCGCCAGTCTTCGTAAGTTCGAACGCGATAGTGCCGAGTTTCTTCGAGTACTTTTCGATCACGGCCTTGAGCGTCTTCTCTTGTTTCGGCGACAAGTCAACAACGATGTCCTTGCCCGTAGACAAATCGTAGAAAGCACGGAGGAACCGTTGTTTGCCGCGGTACAAGTACGCCTCGTCCGTGATCTTTTTGACCGCTTCCTCACTGGCGCCGGCATCTTTCGCAGCCTTTGCGTCGGCATAAAGTAAGTCAGCCGCGCGATCCCACAACGTCGGGTCGGACTCGACGAAACCGCGATTATTACGCTTCGCTGGGTTCTTAGGCACGAACGTGTTCACTTTTTTATAGATGCTGTACCCGTAGTACTCAGCGACGTCGTACACGCTTTTTACGCCGACTTTGAACGAACTTCCGCTCTTGAACGATGTAATCGGACTCTCTTGCGCTCCTCCCGTATTATCCGTTGCGGCTGCGGCTGCTTCGCCCATCTTCGTAAACAGTGACATTCGATCACGTTCCTTTTCGTAGTATTAGGCGGATTGGTCGACGCTCCGCCGGGCGTCCGGTCGATAGGATTGCGCTCATGTACGCGGGCCCTGCGCACACTTGCGGCTTACACTTCGGCATAGCACGTACGGGAGCGCTCCAAACGCCGCTTAATTACGCCCGGCCCACGCATGAGACGGTCACAACCGTAAGATTGACGCTATTTTTACGCGACTAATGCGCGGCCCCTACGCCCGATATGTCGCAGCAACCGGAAAGTTACCGCAACACGGCCGACGTAGGAATCGGCTCTAAACGATCGCTGCGTATCCTTGCGCCAGCAGCGTCAATTCACGTTTCTCCTTCGTAATCCCGGCGTTAATCTCGCGAATCTGTAGCTCGACTGCGTTCATTCGCGCGGTCAACGCATTGCGGCGCGCGGCCGTCCGGGCCTTTGCGATTGCCAGGCGCAGGGTCGCCGCCTCCTGTTCGAGCGGTGCGCGTTTGGCGAGCGCTTCTACTTCGGCCTTCAATACTGCGAGTTCCTTGCGTTTGACCTCGCGACCAACTGCGGCGGCAACTGCGGAAACGGCCGGCGCCGGAATCTCCGCTTTCAACACGGTTAGGACCGCGCTATCAATCAAATCCGCGATAAATACGATGCCGGACTTGGCGAACATGCGACCGTAAGTTCCGTCCTCGGCGAGCGTGTTGCATACGTATTCCGCGTCGGCCATGTGCTGATTCGTCCAATTCGCGGCCGACGATTTCTCAACGCCGAACCGTTCGGTGATCCGACGGAGGGCGTGCGCGGTTAGGCGCCATTTCTGCGTCATGCGATCCGACCGCCTTTCAAGCGAATGTAGTCTGCCGGGTCTTCGTATACTTCCGGCGCGCCATTATATAGAAGGAACGCGTCGTCGAACGAGGAAAGGCGTACATTTTGCGAGATTTGCGGAACCATATTCGGATTGCTGCGTACTTTATATGTGGAATAACGTTTCATATCGGATACCTCCGGGTAAGTTGCTTTTAGGCAATAGGAAACTAAACGTTGACAATGCGCAATTTTTTGCGTAATATTGAAAACGTGAGATTGAATGAATTGTAAAGATTTAGGTTATGCTATACATAGAGCTAAAACTTACCGTTTGCTAATTTGCTTGACGATTGTGCTATACTAGTGTTGAGAGGACGGCTTTCGTGCCCGAAAACTCGTCCTTCTCATAAAGAAATCATGCCGTAAGATAATGACGCTTTACACGCAGTCCTTCTGGTAAGTATTCGAGAATATCTCCGTCTACTCCGAGTCTGAACTGACGTGCAATAAGATCAAGCTTGCGGCGAGCTTCTTGATGATGTATCCCGAGCGTTTTGGCGAACGCATTGACGGAAAACTCATCACATTCAAATGTCCTATTTTCTGTAGCGATTAGCGTCGCTACCGGATCGTTAGCGCGATCCACTAAGATGTCGAGAAGTTGGCGCTTCTCGGCTTCTTTTTTTGTTCCCATAACTGGTATAACCTCGGCTTCGGCAGATACAGCGTATATATCAGGTGGAAGTTTGTACTTTGGTTGGCACTCCCCTGACGCAACATCCTCCACTACTTCATCCAACGATCCTACAACTCGTTTTCGGCGTCTCTTGTTCCCTCTGAACACTTCAAGACGTTTGAGTTTCAAAGCCGCGGACAGAGAGTTCGTGAAGTCCCGGATATCATCCCGTCTAGATAACTCGAGCACCGCGTTATCAAACGTTTCCTGAGCTTTGTGCCTGTCTTGGCAACCTCGACTCAGAAGAGTGTCGCGATGAAAATCCCCGAACTCTGCGGACGCCTCCTCATACAAGTGATTGAACGTTTCTGCAGTAGGGTTCTGCCTGTGGGCTTCTGCTAGAATATTCAGTTTTTTACTACTCAAACTATATCAACTCCTAATAGATTTTGTGCCTTACACTTACTATGTTGCCGATGATTAAACTTTCGCACACTTTTTGCGGAAAATTTGTTAAAATAATTAATGATGACTGACACAGAAGGCAGGTAGGCGAATTGCGACGAGAACTGGGTCGCTGCCGCCTCGGTGTGGTTCTCGATGAAATCGGCTGGAGTCAGCAAGACTTGTCCGACTATTCTGCCGTTCCTAAATCTGTTATCTCCCGCGCTCTATCGGAAGAACCGGATCAGAAGCGTAAAATTTCATTACGCGACGCAATCGCAATTACAGACGCGATATACGTTGTGACCGGTAAATACTACCATCCGCGCGAGTTATATGAAGGAACATTAATGCCACCGAGCCGCCGCAGCGAGGGCGAATCTTAATGGTTTGCCCTGCGCAGTAGTTGCTGAATGTCAACTATCGCCATTATACGACAACTTTCGTCACGCTGTCATCATAAAATTTACCAGCGGACTATAAATTTCCCTTGTTTTCCCTATTTCCGTTATTCCCGCCTCGGTAGGATCTTTGTATCCGCTTGGCACCAACGCAATTTCCAACCGCAACCGTCCCTGCAAACTCTCCGCGATCTCATTCCGCCAGGCTCGTCCGGCCGCGTCGTTATCCCGCAATAGCACGAGAGTTTCGATCGGACTCCGCAAGATAAGATTGCGTTTCTTCTCGTTAAACGCCGCCCCACCGGTCGCAATCGCCGGCACTCCGATCGTCCAGAGATAGAGCGCATCGATTTCGCTCTCCACGCAGGCCGCGAGCTTGATATTCCGCGAATGAATAACGTCGATCCCGTATATCAAATCGCGGACCGGAACGCCCCCCTTTGTGTACCAAAAGCGTTTTGCGTAGGTTGTCCGATATTTTACCGTCAATAACCGTCCGGCAGCGTCAAACCACGGAATTGTCACGGCGCGGCTCTGCGGATCGTAACCGGTCCGAAATAGCGCCTGCACCTCCGGACTTATGCCGCGATTCGTGAGGTAGTCGGAGCGGTCCGTAGAGTAACGGTCGAGTAGCGCTATGTCGAGCGGTCGTGCGCGAGCCTTGGCGGTAGGTTTTCGTATTTGAAGCGTTATGTAGTCCGCCGGGCCATCCCGCTCGCTTTCCGTTAATATCTGGCGCGCTGTTTCTTCGTCGATGCCGCGTAACATGGCGAGAAGTTGGACGGGGCCGCCGCGCCTGAGATGCGGATCGATTGCGCCCGAATCGTTCCAGCATCCGAACAACTCCGAGTCCGGGTCCGTGGTGACGCGAAAGGACGGCCGGTCGTCTTCGCGGTTGGGCGAGCTGGCTTCGAGTTTGTCCGCGTGCCAGCGTGGGTTGCGCCAAGGATAACGCTCGATTTCCGCCATTAAGGCAGTTAGCATTAAGCACCACTCCTTGTATCAATCTGTTTCGTTTTGCTTATCTCTTCTGGCTTTAAGTCTTTTAACACTTAATTTAAATGCCGATTCGATCTCGCGAGCGATAAACAGTTTTTCACTGTCGTTGAGATCCTTAGTTTCATCTGCGACGGCTACTACGTCAAACAACTGCTCAAGCAATGGTGCTGCTTTAAACATATACTTACGTGATTCTTCAAGCACTTTCACGGAGCTATCCAACAGCTTGGAGAGGTCGTAGTAAAATTGACTTTTCTCCTGCTGGATGTAATCGCTAATATCAACTTCCGGAGAGATTCTTCCGGCAAGCGCAAAGATACTCTCCTTGTCCACGTTAATCGCATATGAAACCTTCTCAAGAGTCTCATCAGTTGGGTCCTTAACCAACCCCCTCTCAAGCTTACTCCACTGGGAAAAGCTGATCTCGGCCTTTTCAGCGATATCGCGGACGGTAAATCCGAGTTCTTGTCTTTTCTCGCGGATAAACTCCCCTAATAAATTTTCTTGCACTTCATATTCTCCTTCCAAAAATAAGTTGGAATATTTTCCATGGGTCAAGCATACTATGATTTGTTTTCCGCGTCAACACATTTTGTATCTTGTTAGGAAACAAACTGTATTGAATCAAAATCCACTTGCAAACTGCCCCGCAATTTCCGTACCCTTCGGCAGTTCCCGCAGCACCCCGTAGTCCATCAGCGCAACGAGTTCGATCGCAAACCCCTCGCCACCATTCCTACCCTTCTCAACGCCGAGCGCCCCGTTACCATTCGCGGCATCAAACGAAAATAGGTTAGTCGCGATTTCGAGTACGGCTTTCGTCGTCTTCACCTGGTCGCGTTTCGGCAGCTTCACCGCCCGGTGTTCGCCCTCTTCCGTTTCCTGACGCTCGGTCTGCGCCTGGATCGTGAATATACCGACGACATCGTGCGCACCAATAATCGTTTCCAAGCGCCGGGCCGCCATTTCCGCCGCACCGCCCGCTGTCTTATTCGCGTTCCGTCCGTAGACGTCGGACAATCCGTAGAATGGGTCGATGATAACAACGTCGATATCCGGCCGCATATGCAGTTCGCGATCCAACTCGTCCAAGCTGCGCGTAAGATTAGCGTCGCCTTTCGCCTGCAGGATAAGCTCGCCCGGATAATACTCGTTAATCTTCGCGACCATATCGAGCATGAACGATTCCAGTTCCGCGTCCATCTTGCCGGCGAGCATCGCCTTGTTCGGTAGGCCAACGTCGCCGAGTCCGTCCGCTTTAACTGCGCCATCTCTTGCGGTCGCGATCGAAATGAGCCGCGAAATTAGCGGATACCACTTAACCTCATATGACTTGGCCAGCACGACCGCCCCTTGCCGGAGCAGCTCGTCCAAAAAGACCTCGGACAAGTACGTTTTACCCCGGCCAGATTCAGCCATAATGATATAACAATCCCCGGAATAAAGGCCGCCAATCTCCGCATTAAGCGTCGCAAACGGCGTTTTCCATAACGTGTACGACTCGCCGGCCTTGCGCTTTTGGTACTCCGTTTTAAATGCGCCGGCCAACGTTAGGAGACTCGCGCCGATATCGCGTTTAACCGTCGCCTTGCCTTCGATTGATTCACCGAGTTCGCGCAGATATTTTCCGAAGTCGGCCGGCGCAAGCTGCGCAAATTTCTCAGCGAGTTCCGACGGGACTTTTCTGCCGCTGTCTTCGTCGGTGTATCCGTTGATCTTACGCAGGACTTCGCGCTTGGCTGCCGCGGCTTTAAGTTCGCCCGCGAGATATTCGAACGAATCCGAAACGTCCGGTATATACGTAATGTCCGGACACTCTGCCGCAAGTGTAACGTAGGACGGCGCTCGGCCGGCGTTCTGTTGCGCGTACTTAACGGTAAAGTCGTATGCTTGGCGCTCGCCTGGCGTCTCGAAGTCCTCGCGCGTGATTCCGTATTTGGTTAGCGCGGATATGTCGCCGACGTCGACCGTCTTTGAAAGTAACTGCTCTCCGTGTACTGGCATTCTCGATAGTCACCTCCGATAATAATAAGTAACAACTTACTTGTCTAATCGCGAAGAATGAAATTTTATCTTTAAAAGCAGCGCTAAACGAGTCAATCTATAAGTTGCTTCGATTTGCTAGATTATTCGACTTGCTCGTATGAAACGCTATGAAAAACTTTTCAATTCCTCTTCCCGCGTTTACTCTCACCCACAAACGGAACCACTCCGCACATGTCCCGCATACGATCCGCCATTCGACCGTCGAACACGCGCACCTGATCTTCGAATGTAACGTTTGAGGTATAAACCGAAGGTAATCCGTTGGTATTGCGGTGATTAATTACGCTGTGTAAATCTCCGCGAAACCCGTCTGACGCGTCGCGTACTCCAATATCGTCAAGCACGACAAACGGAGCAGTCCGTGCGCTCTGCATTTGACGGTAATATAATCGCGCGGCCGGTTCGGCAACATCTGTCGGTACGTGCGGTCTTGTAAACGTCGTATACAGCTTTTGCCAATCATTTACGTCTAAGAAGTATGCCGGCCGTTCCAGCGGTTGCCCGTTCCGTTGGAGCGACCCGATATAATGGCGTATGACCCACTCGTTTAATAGCGCCGCGGCCGTCGTTGTCTTTCCGGTGCCGGGCTCGTGCGAGAACAGATAAAGCGACTTGATTCGTTCCGTTCGCGGATTTAGCGCGGTATCGAATTGCCGCATAAAAGTCCCGACGTACGCCTCTGCGATTTTATACGCCTCTATCTGCGTTTCGCGCGCCGGACTGTTCGCGAGTGTGAGCCGCTTGTATTCCGCCGGTACGCCTGCCGCGCCGATCCTTCCGCCGAGGCCATCCGCGCCGTGACACGCTACGTACGACGGACAAATTGCGTTGCACTTGTCTCCGCCTGCTAGCGTACAGTGTTGCGCTAATATGCAGTTGTCTGCGTGTGCCATGCGATTCCTCCTTTGCTATATTTTCGAACTGTGACGTTTCTACTTCATCATCGCTTGAACTTGTTGCTGAATTTCCACCGCAATCTGCTCAATATTTCTAGCATGAGTTTCTATATGTTTCAGCCTTCCAGCAGGACGTTTCCCCGCTTTTGTTCGACCAACGGCGAAATGCTCTATCTGTACAAAATTTTCATGTAGATCATCGAGCAATGAGAATAACTCTGTGTTTTTCCGATTTGCCATTTAAACACCCTCTTGCGTTAAATGTGTCATATCTGCACCGAATGTTCGAACTACGACGTTAATCCAGCTTGCAATCTTCCAAATGATTAACCATATCGCTCAATCGTCCATTTACTTTTTCTTTGAATGATTCGATAATTTCCTCGTCCGTTTCCCCTTCCAACTCAATCGCATACGAACTGCTTTCATAAGGCAAAATCACGTCTACAGCCATTTTCGTTAAGTCGATACTTTCAATTTCTACCTCGCCGTTTTCTTTGCATAATCCCCTCAATTTGTTTTCAATGCTCATTCAAAAACCTCCTCATTTTTGTTGAACAAAATGTGTCTACTGCGACACTAAACTATTTTTATCCGCGCACCACACACGCATCTATTAACGTGCTTGCGCAACTCAACTTCGCGGCCGCAACTCGGACACTTCGCCGTCATAGCCAACTCGCCATCTCCTCCGCAGACATTGCGCTCACCACCGCCGCACTCGCTTTTTCCTTCCGTTGCCCTTCCGCCAGAACTTGCGGCATGATCCGCGGCAACATGTACGCGATCAGAAAGCCTGCGGTAAGCTGCGGATACTGTGCGCCAGGCTTGTACTCCGCGAAGGCTCGTTCGATAGTTTCACGTAAGGCCGCCGCACCGTAGTCGTTGAGTGCGCGCTTGATTACGCCTTGTTCAAACGCCCAGCCGCGCAATGGTACGTATTTCTCAATGCCGAATTTTTCCGCGTTGAGGTCGATGACCATAGCGTGTACCGTTCGCGTGTTCCAATTCGCAAGCGGAAGGTTGCGCCAGTCTTCGCGTTGCTCTGCGGTGATTTTAGGACGCGCCACTATTCCCCCACCTCCCGTAAAAATTCGCCGACTGCGACTGCGAGCGCCTCATCACTTTCGCCGCGTTCGTAAACTAAGCGGAGTTTCTCGACGTGGGATCGTATCATTTCGTTTTCATACGCCCACTCGTCCGCCATTGCCTCGAACCTACATCTCCGGTCTTCCTCAGCGGAGAGCGCGGATTCAGCCTCGACTGCCCGCCGGATCGCATGCGGCCATCCTTCACGCGCTTCTGCGATAAACCGCGCATCATCCTCGGTAATTGCCGAAGCCACGATCGTATCTAAGAAATCACTCCGACAGACTTCGTACTGATACTCCGAGTGAACGCTAGGCATCAAATGCCAGGGCCCGGATATCGCCGCCTCGCATATCGCCAAGTCCTCCGCAAGGTCCCGTGTAATCTCCGTTGTCACTCCGCTGACACCTCCGATTATATAAATTACATGCGAGATTCGTAAAACGCCAAATTCCGAGATTTGTTCGGTTTATCAAGTTTCCATATATCCACAGGTTTAACCAGGCTCAAATAAACTAGAATGAACTCAAATGGTATAAACAGGTATATATTACAGAGGAAAATTGGTAAATTACAGATGGTCTTTGTTTCAGCAATCTCCCGTTTTCTCGTTATTACTCTGTGTATCTTACATTTTCTCGATGGATTAGAAATGGGAGTTATTCGACACCGTTCGTCATTGATCTTAATATAACGCGAACGTACGTTCCTCATACGGACAACAAGCGGCCATTCACCGGACAGATATTTTAGCGGTAAATTACGCGTGTTTAGTCGGACATTCCCGCAAGTACCGGGACGCTGAGAAAGCGCCCATTTGCCCGGTAAAACTGCGATAAACGTACGGGATCATTGCGGACCCCAACCCATTCCGGCGATCGTTGCTACGGACAGCACAGCGCAAAGTCCGCAGGAAGCCGCGCATACAACCCTGAACCGTTGAATCGCGCCATCCTTCTCGTCTATGGAAAACGCTCCGAAACAGATAGCGCCGATCGTCGAAAGGATCGCGGAACACCACGTTAAGGCTCCGAAAAATGCGTTCCAGTCCATTACGCCGCCTCCTTTAATATCCGCGCATAGTATTCGTAATCCCCGTCATGTTGCGTTGCGCCCGTTCGCAATTCGATCCGTATTTCGTTCGTATTCAAAAACTTGCGCACATAGTCTATTTTCGTGAAAGTCCGCTTATCTAACGTTGAATAACACTCGCGGAAATACGCTAATACGTTGTGTCCGCGAACAACTGGCGTAATCTCAACGTCGAGCCATCGCCTGTTTAACGCATAGCGCACCCATTCGACGCCCTGATACAACGCGCGCGGAACGGGTTTATTTGCGCCATAATCGTAAACAACGCAAGTTTCACCGGACGCGAGCGCGAGTAAGAACGTATAATCGAGGTCCTGCAGTACGAAGTCCCAGCGTTTCTGTTCGCAGGCCGTCGATTGAATGCGGATAAACGCGTACGGCTCGGAGATATTCGGGATGGCTTCGATGCCATTCGTGAGATTGACGAAGTGTCTCGCCGTCATGCCGCCTCCCTCCGCTCTCGTAGTGCCCTCCAGAACATTACCTGTTCGCGCCAGGACATTCGTTTATATTGCGGATAGTCGTATAGCCACAAGTTAAATTCGCGGATTTCATCCGGAGTTAATTCGATTTCTGCGTTCATTCGCGTTCACCCTTTCCTTAGTATTCGAGAATATCGTCAACCGTTTCGATCTTCAATCCGTAATCCTCCCGTCCCATTGCGCAAATCGCTCGGCAGCGCTTTGTCGGCGCACCTCATCGCGGCTAATCATTCGCCGATACTCCGCGTCAGCGCGCAAGGCCGCGTAATAATCACCAACAACGCGCGACGCAATGGTGATATAATCCGGGTCGCCGTGTGAGTACGCGCCTCCGCCGTCGAGGTATTCGCGACCAAAAACTTTTCGGAAGCCCCATCGTTTCCTTTTCGCATATAATCGAGCGATCGCGTAATTACTGACCCACATACCGTCCTCACACTCGCGGATCTTCACGCGGTACTCCGTCCCATCCGGAGCCGTTACGGGAAATTTCGTAAGCTTAACGTTGCTCACGCCGCCACCTCCTCCGTTAACCTCGCGATAATCGCCGCGAGACACATCGCTTCTGGCGCGGCTTCTCCATAAGCTTGCGACACAAAGGCGCCCTCGTCGGTTTTAATCGCTGCGAAATAGTGATTAACGCCGTCATTGCGCTTAACGATGTATGCGTAAAATACCTCGAGGACCGACCACGCGTCGTCAAGCAGGCGCGTAGGCTTGAAGAAATTGACGGGAACCTCTACGTTACCGCTGGAATTTACCCAGTACCATGCGTTATACTCCGATTCAGGACTGTTCGGCCTTTCCTCTTTCCGCCAGCCGAACACAGCCTCCGCAACCCAAGCGTCACGTTCACGTGGAGCCATCCCGTCCCATTTTGCGATGATTTCGCCGCGTGTCATGCGGACACCTCCCGGAACATGGCATTAAATTTCGCAACTTGTTCGCCGATAATGACGTTCTCCTTCGCCTGCTTTCGGCGCTTTATTTCTTCTTGCTTCGCGTCAAAATCCGTAACATCTCGTTCAAGTTGCCTAAAATACTCGAGGATAGGCATAACCCACGTTCCTTTATGCAACCAGCCGTATGTTTCAGTCCATCCCGGATTTCCGCCAGTTATCCCGTACACCTTGAATAATTTTTCTTCCTCATCTATCAAATAAATGAAAAACGTCCGTCCCCTGGCGTGTGAAGCTGTCACGAACAAAACGTTCCCCCAACGGAAACATTCCGCGTCTCCCCCGTGATATTTATAACCTAATCCCGTTTTCTCAAGTCCGCCAAGGCCTCTTCTATGAGCCTCCCGAATTGCTACATGATAAGCGTCTGCTCCGTGCATCACTTCGTTCCCCTTTCGTTTTACCGTTAAATTAGCGCTACTACGCTCTACCCTACCGAATACACTACGCGCCGGGTTACGACGCTAATTTGACGTCAAAATCGCGCAACTGACCCGATGATAGCGCCGCGACTATCCGCTCAGTCTCCGCAGCAAGTTGCGCCATAAATTCGGCGAGTGTTTCCGCGTTTCCGCTCGCTGCCGCTTTAATCCGGACGGTCCCGAGAGCCGCCGTGAGCCCGGCGGGAGTATATCCGTAATAGCCGGCGTCCTCCCATACTTCGCGCGGTGACGGATCAAGCGTTGGATTTGCGGCGAGTCGCGCCTTCCAATTCGGAGCAAGCGTTGGGTCGACGAGGCGGCGTTCCTTTACGATAAAATTGCGGTCATCTGCGGTAAGGCGAAAATCTGGCGTGAGTTGTACGTTCAATTCGTTTTTCATGCGACGACACCTCCGTAAAATTTTTGATACCGCGCCCGTATCCGTTTCATACTTTCGTTGACGCCCTGGCGCGTAATTCCGAGCGTCTTTGCGATGTCTGTCTGCGGCACGCCCGCCGTTAGCAAGCGAATGATATTGCGCTGGCCCTCCGTTAGTGTCGCGGTAAACTCGTCGACCTCGGCTCCGGTATAGTCCGCTTCGCATTCCGGTTCCTTTGGCGCGCGATCGTCGTCCGGACCGTGTGCGTTCAAGCTTTCCGCCTTCCGGATCATCACGCAGTACTTCGCCTCCCGCGCATCCTCTACGGTAATTCCGAGTTGTTGCGCGATCTCCGCGTCCGACACATCGTCGAGACATTCGCGGCTGATACGCTGAGCATTTTCGGAGTGCTTGCGCGGTATCCGAATAACGTGCGCTCGGTCCCGGAACATGTGCCGGATGTGTCCGCGAATATACGGGGCTGCGATTTGAGCGAACGCCTTGCTTGCGTCAGAGTAGCGGTCATATGCGAGTATGAGTCCGATAGTGCCCTCGCTGACGACGTCTTCCTGCGGAATATGAAGCGCTTCGGCTCGCGAACGATAACGCCAAGCTATCGAGTAGACGAGCGGTAAGTTTGCGACAATGAACTCCGCGCGGCTTGACGGGCCGAGTAGCGGATTGTCCGGGTAATTGCGTTGAGTCATCGTGGGGCCCTCCGTTTCTTGTAGTGGATGCGCGGCGCTGCGGCCGGCTGCGTACTTCTTCGAATATGCTTACATATTCTTTTCTTTACGCGAAGAAAATCTATCAATGATATGTCTCTGTGCGCGTAAGGTATTTCTTATATCAATTGCTCCGCGAGGTTCAATGAGCGTAGCGAATTTAACCGAAGCGGTATTATTTGTTTCTCTCTTACATCTTTCTCTTTTAAAACCTTTCTATCTTTACAGTCGGCCTCAGGCATACCACCAGTCGTCGGCCCTAGGCATACTTCCTGTAGTCGGCCTCAGGCATACTTACTATCTTTGGGGTGATTTTTGAGAGCACATCGAATTGCCTGGGGATGCTGACCGATTTAAAAACGGCACTTAACTCCCTCATGTCAATTCCGCACTCTTGGGAAATCGCTGTCTGCATAGCGATGATCTCACGCCTCATTTTGGCGCGTAGTAGGAACTCCTCTTCCTCTAAGTCACCTTTCAGACTGTTGCAGGGCATACAGAGAATCCTCAAGTTGTTTACCTCGTCCGGACCTCCTTTACTCTCCGGGACAATGTGGTCAATGTTATAAACAAGCGAATAGTCTCCTTTACAGTCTCGCTTACTCACCAATCCAACCGCTCCGCACGTCCTCCCCTTGCTGTCAGCAAACCGTTCACGCTTTCTATATCCCCACGCTATTGCCATTCTTACGCAACCCCTTTTCTTTTTCTTCGCGGCCGGTATACGTTCATATCCGGAACAATCTTCGTCCCGTCCTCGTCAACAACGTAGCCGTCATCGGTTATCCGCGGGCAGTACGAGGGAAAATACCATTTAAATTTCCGCGTACTTTCCCAGCGAGTCGCCGTCCGGATAATTCCGTTAGCTTCGAGAATGTCCGCGAGCTGCTTGATGCGGTTTCGTTCGATCCGCAGCATTGACGTCAGCGTCTCGTACGATATGAAGCACGCCCCAAACCGGTCATTTATGGTCCCATCTGCGCGGAGATAATTTCCGTCGATGTACGACTGTAGCGTAAAGTAGAACGCTATAATGTCGCGTATGTCCGGCTTTCGTTGTCGAGAGTCTGCGTACACCTCGTCGTAGACTTCGCGTATGATTCGCGGAAACACCTTGCGGACGAGTTCGCGGTTGTACACCTCAAAACCGCCAGGCCCGTCGAGTAGCGTTTGCTTATCGTTTGGTAACGGTGTAATTGCGTTCATTTTATGTTTCGCCCCCTTCACTTACTCTGTTGCCGGTCGAATCGATCTCGCACACTTTCCGAAGAAATTTTCCGCCGCTTATCAAAAAAGACGACGTCCACACACGTCGCGCACATTATTCGCAAAAAAAAATAGCGCCCGCCCCTCCGGTTACTTCCGAAGAGACGAGCGCATTCACACGTCACAATTTCGTTATTCGTTTTTTATCCGTAATCAACCGATTCAGCGGCGACGCTTTCGTATGGTCCGACTTAATATCGTCATCAAGCAGCGAAATGTATCGCTGTGTCATCTTCATGTCCGCGTGGCCGAGCATCCGCTGCAGCGCAAACGGCGAGCCTGATCCGCGCAAAAATTCTAGCGCAAAGGCATGCCGCAAGTCGTACGGACGAATATGTACGCCGAGCTTCGTGCTGTACGCCTCGATACGGTCGCCCCAAGTATGCCGCGTCATCCTTCCGCCTTCCCACGTGCAAAATATCGGCACATCTGCGCTCCAATCCGCAGGCCTTATCGCAGTGAGTCTCCGTATCGCTTTTGCGGTATGGTCCGAAATAGGGAGCGTCCTGGATACGCGCGTCTTCGCCACTTTGGCCGCGATATAGATTTCGCAGGCTTGCGGATTGAAGTCGATCGGAATGAGGGACAGCGCCTCTTTCGGACGAATGCCGGAATCTAGCGTCAACAGAATGAGCGAATAATCGCGCAATCCCGTAAACGTCTTTTGATCGGGAAGCGTCAGTAACTCCCGCAATATCTCCGCGTCAATATTAACGACGCGCCCTTCGTCCTTCCGCTTCTTGATATTCGCGATCGGATTATCCGCGGCGTACCCGTTCTCCACGCACCAATTCAGAAACGTCCGCAAATAAACGAGCCGGTTGTTAAACGTAGGCGCCGCGATCTCCTCCGCGGATAAATGCGTATATGCCGCCTTTTTTAACTCCGCCGGGCTTGTCCACGCGTCAGGAAACCGTTTGAAGAACAGGCGCACGTGCTTATCGTAATCGCTATACGTCTGCTCCGATATCCCTTGCGTCTTTTTCCACGTTAGAAATCCGCCGAGCGCCTCCGCCCAGCCACGGAATTGCTCCGGAATCTCGTCCGGTATCCGCGTAATTCTCCGTCCTGCCATAACGCAAAAAATCCCCCTTCAACGTAAATTGAACGGAGATAAACGGTTGAACCTGCGATTAAATTAGCGTATCAGTTGACGGAAAATCAGGCGAGTCACCTACCGCAGGATTTTAAGTCCTGTGCGTCTGCCAATTCCGCCACCCCGGCAAGGGTAAGAAGGAAAAAATCCCGTAGATATGATTATATACGGATTTCCGATTTGTTTCAACTCTTTTCTGAATTATGGATTTTCACCTTGGGGGAAGACTAAATGATACTACAGAATGGAGGGAACAACGATGGAAATATTAACGGATAAATACCAAGTTGTACCATTGGATGCTGGCGCGGATGCGGTTGCCGTCATCAAAGAGGCGGAAGCAGCGCTTGAAGAGATGACCGGAGAGAAAATTACGCTGATTGCTTACGAAGAAACCAAAAAAGAATACAGGTTAAGATGAACGACTCCCGCCATCGTTAAACGAAACAAAAAGGCTTCCAGCGGAAGCCTTTTTGTCCTTTGATACGCATCGCCTATGAACGACGATCGGTTTCTCTTCTGCGCATCCCGGCAAGCCCGAGCAGGCCGATCAGACCAAGCCAGCCCCAATCCATGCGGTTATCGTTATTGTTAGCCGCATTGGCCCGGACATTATTCGTCGAATAATTGCCCCCTGTGGTGTTATTCATATCTGTGCCGTTCGTGTTGTTTCCATAAGCAGAGGCCGGCAGAACCAACACTGCGGAAATCAACGCCGTAACAAGCATGGCGGTCAAACTCTTTTTCAAAGAAAAGCACCTCCTGAGTTAGTGACTACATGCAGTAAGTTTCCCGATAATGCAGTCCTTTATGCAATGGAGGCCGGGGAGAAATAAAAACGGACATGTGCCCGGAAAACCGCATAAGATCTGCAGGGCTTAGGTAAACTATGGAAATCAGGCAGCTAAAATCATCCACCAGGAGGTTCACAATGTATTTTTACAAAGAAGATTTGATTAACGTAATCGTTCCGGATAAGCCTGATCCATCAGCAGCCAAGGTTCTTCAGGAAACGCTCGGCGGACGGGGGCAAACGCCCAGTCGTAATGGAGGAACCCTGGAAGTTACGGCACCTCCGGAAGGCTTCCCGCTTCCGTTCATGCCGGAGCTGCCCAGCGAGCACAGCCCTGGCTTGCATGACTTGAATAACTAACAGAAATACCGCTGCGGAATCCGTATTCCATAGCGGTATTTTTTCCCAAGTTTAGGTATTTAGATTTTTATGTCGATTTGGAATTTACTTCT